TAGGTATAAATACTACAAGTCCTACGGCTAATTTAGATGTTACAGGTACAGCAAGATTTACAACAAGTGTTACTTCTGGATTATTATCAGCAACTAATATCGTTGGTAATTCTATAAGTGCTGGTACATTGTCAGGAACTACTATTACAGGTGCAAATTTGAGTTTATCTGGTAACTTGATTGTTGGAGGAACTTTAACTACTGTAAATATTACTAGTACAAATATGTTAAATACTAATATTTCTGCTGGTACAATTAATGCTACTAGTTTATCAAGTTTACAAAATGTTACCGCGACTAACATTTCTACTGGAACTTTAAGGGCAACTGGAATATCTGTATTAGCTAATGTAACTGCTACTGGATCTGGTAGTGGTACAAATGGTGCAGTATTGATTACTGGAAGTGACAGCTATGGTCATAGTTTATATGTCCAGGCTGCAAATGGTAAAAGATTAGTATTTAGTAATAATGGATCTGTAGGAAATATTTTTTCGTATGATTACGGTAGTAATGTGCCACAAAATTTATCATTACAAGGTCCAGGTGGAAATGTAGGTGTAGGAACTGCAAGTCCAGCTTACACATTAGATGTAGCTGGTACAGGAAGATTCGCAGGTAAATTAACTATTACTGGTAATAATGGCGAAACTGGTTTTGATACAGCAACAAATGACCAATATGCTGATATGAGAGTCATTAGAAATAGTACTTCTAGTCTTGATAAAGATATGTATATTCAAAACGGAGCAGGCGCGACAAGTACATTGCATATGTATTCAGATAATGTCGAAACAATGACGCTAAAAGCTGGTAAAGTAGGTATAAATAACACAAGTCCTAACGCACCATTACAATTAAGTAATGCGATTACAAATAGAAAAATTGTATTACATGACGTTAATAATAATGATCATGAATATTATGGTTTTGGTGTTAATGGATCTTCATTTAGGTATCAAGTGGATGTTGTAGGGTCAAGTCATGATTTTTATGCAGGTACATCAACTACTACTTCTCGACACTTGATGAGAATTAGAGGTGATGGATATATAGGTATTGGTACGACTAGTCCTATCGCATCACTAGATGTTAGAGGTGATATTGCAATTAGTGGTAAACTTACAATGTCTCCATCTGATAATTTTAGTTATTCTGGAAATAATGTAGGGCATTATTCCTTATCTTGGTTGATGGATCCAGCTGAAATTGGTGGTCCTATGGCCTATCTTTCAGGATATGCAGGTATAAGACTTTTTACAACTGGCACCCCACGATTAAATATTCTTAGTAATGGTAATGTAGGTATAAATAATGTAAGTCCAGCTTACACTTTAGATGTTGCTGGTACAGGAAGATTCACAAGTAATCTAGCTGTTATTGGTAATGTAGGTATTGGAACAGCTAGTCCATCTGGTATGTTGCATTTAAACAATGCTGCATTATTTACAAGTGCAGGAAATTTAACGTGTACAGGAGACGTTGTGTCATTTGGAAGTTTATCAGATCGACGTTTGAAAAAGAACATTGAAACAATTGAAACAGCAAAAGCACTTGATATAGTATCTAAATTAAGAGCTGTATCATTTGATTGGAAAGATGATATCTTTAATGAAGAAAAGAGAAATACTAGCGATTTAGGTTTTATAGCCCAAGAAGTTGAAGAATTAATTCCAGAAGCTGTATCAGAATATACACAAATTGAATCCGGAGAAGTTTATAAAAACATTAAACACGAACGTTTAGTTCCATATTTATTAAGTGCTATTCAATATCTATTAAGCAAACAAGCTTAAGCTTAACCAAAAAAGTAAAAAAGTTTAAAAGCTTAACCAAAAAAGTAAAAAAGTTTAAAAGCAAATTTAAAAGCAAATTTAAAAGCACCTTAATTATACATATTTTAATATATAATTAAACAATAACGCTCTCGTACCTTGCCTTTTACGAAGACTTTGGTAAAGGTACGTAGCTTTAAATGTTGATTTATATTCTTTCTAATTTTGATTAAACTTTTTTAAATTTAGATTTAAGTAAAGTTTTTTTCAATGGTAATATTATAATAAATATGTCTACAAACAATGTCAATATTGTTAATACGAATAATTGGTATCAAAAAATGACACTTTTGGCTGCTCAAAATGCTAGTAATATGGTTTTAAGTGGGACAAATCCAAGTACACAATTAGCATTGATAACAGCATCAAATGACGGTGCGCATTACTGTTATTCAAATTATCCTTTATCAAAAACAAATGGGTTTACAATGTCATTTCAATTTTATATAAGTGTAACTAATATCGCTTCTATTTGTGTATATTTTGGGGTAACTGATCCTACAGTATCTTTTGATCCAAATAGTGGTGTAGTTGGTCAATCTGGCGCAGTTGAATTAAGAATTGCTCCAGCTAGTCCAATTTTTCAATTATATACTAATTATGGAACTAATAGTGTAGTTGCTACAAGTAGTACTTCTGTAGCAACTGGTTCTTGGCAAACAGTTACTATAACATTTACTCCTAGTGCAACAGCTACATGGGTAGTTAATTATAATGGAACAAATGTGATAAGTTACAATGACACCTTGTTTACATCATTTACAAGCAATCAAAATACACTTTGGGGTATATACGGTGGTACTAGCAATGCAGTTACTGGATTAGTTCGAGCAGTTGATCTTAGTGTAAAACAAAGTATACCTATGAGTATACTAAAGAATACTTATAGTTTTTATCCAGAAGAATGTTTTATCAATAAATTAAGTACGCATTCGCAAAATAATGCCGCTGCTGCGTTTGGATTACGATTACTACGATCAGATTATCTCGGTGCTGTAATTAATATACGACGTGGTTCAGATAATGCAACTCTAGATTTTTATGCTGACTCTAAAGGTAATTTAGGATCAAATCTTTTCGGAAATGGTCAGACGTTACTTGCTTGGTTAGGAGGATCTATAGGATATATCACTAGAATGTATGATCAAACTGGTAATGGTCGTGATGTTATTCAATCTACAACTTCTGCACAACCTAAAATTGGAACACCGATACTTGACAGTATGTCAACTGCTGGAAAATCTGCAGCACGAGGCGCATATGCATTATATGATACAAATTCAACTTATACTGGAGCAACTATTAAATTAAGACGTAGCGCAGACAATGCTACAAGTGATTTTTACTCTGATGTATATGGAAATTTAAATAATTCATTGTCAGCTGACAATGCAGTTAATACATTGACAGCTAGAACAAGTAACTTGGCGTCTCAAGGTATAGCTTGGAGTCCAGAGCTTAATCTTTTTGCCGCAACAAATTATAATGGTGCAAATTTTACAACAAATGCCATACAAACCAGTCCAGATGGTATTACTTGGACTACAAGAACAACTCCAGGTATATCATTCTTATCTTATATAATATGGGCACCAGAACGTTCATTGTTTGTAGCAACAGCGTACCAATTTGGTACAAGTGGTGTATTAACAAGTCCTGATGGAATAAATTGGACTCAAAGAACTACACCAAATATAGCTGATGGAATAAGTGCGGGTTTACATGATCTTGCTTGGAGTAAAGAACTTTCACTTTTTGTTTGTGTTAATCAACGTAATACAGCAAATACAGCTTGGGTAATAACAAGTCCTGATGGTATTACATGGACACAAAGAACTACACCAAGTGGTAGTTTGTGGTCTGGTGTTTGTTGGTCACCTCAATTATACCTTTTTGTAGCTGTAAATAGAAATACAACAACTACTTCAGCTGTTGCTACAAGTCCAGATGGTATTACGTGGACAATTCGAACAACACCTTCTATATCTAGTATATCTAGAATAAGATGGAGCCCTGAATTAAATCTTTTAGTTGCAGTTGGTACCAATTCATGTATAACAAGTCCAGATGGAATTAATTGGACAAGTCGTTCAGTACCAGCCGGAAACTGGGAAGGTCTTGTATGGTGTTCTGAATTATCTATTTTTACTGCTACTAAAACAGATCTTAGTACAAATTGTATAATGACAAGTTCCGATGGTATTACTTGGACATCTCGTACAACTCCTAGTACACAATGTTGGGATATTGCTTGGAGTCCAAGTTTAAGTACTTTTGTTGCTGTAAATCCTTTAAGTACAACGTTAATTACAAGTGCTCAAGGTTTAATTGCAAATTCAACTTTTAGTTCTTGGATTGGATCTAGTACAGCTTACGTAGATACTTGGTATGATCAAAGTGGTAATAATTTTCACGCAACGCAATCGACAACAAGTTTTCAACCTATTTACAATGGTACATTAAAGTTAATTGATTCGCAAAATTCGAGTACACAGTTTTTGAATATTCCATCAGGGACAGTTCCTGTAGGTACAGTTAACGCACCTTACAGTTTTGTTGTTAAACATGGTTCATATAATAATGCAGATGGTTCATTTATAGGTTCTGGTATTTGGAGCAATAATCAAAGTAATGTTATTAGACTTCACTCTGGACAACCGAATGGATATGCTAATTATTGGTTTAATAATGATTTGACATTTGGAACAAATACTTCAGTTACTGGAAATACTGTAACTGTTACTTATAATGGTGCTCTTCAAAATGCATATATTAATAATACCTTGTCAGTTACAAATAGTAATCGTACAGGTGGTACTACAGCAGCAGCGCAACAGTATCTTTTTAGAGCTCCAGGCGGCGAATATCTTAATGGACAAATGTACAGTGTATTTATTTTTGGTAGTGCATTAAGTGACGCCGACAGAATGGCTTGTACATCAAACCCAACTGATTTAAATATAAAATATGATGGAAGTCAATGTTTAAATGGTGGAACAACGAATTGGCCATTGACAAATGGATTAAAGAATTATACTTATATTTTTAATGGTAGAATTGATGGAAATAATATTCCTCAAAGTATTATTCAAATGGGTCCATGGAATTCAAACAATACAGGATCTGCTCTTTATACATATCTTAATTCTTATGGTTTTGCTGGGTATGGTAATGATGCACTTAATATAGTAGCGTATACTCAATTTGTAAATAGAAAATGTGTTATGATGTGTAATCATAATTTAAATACAGGTAATATTGTTATTAATGATAATGGAACAATTTATACAGGAACAACAAGTAGTCCAAGTGCTTTAAATTTAACAAATGCATATTTTACAATTGGTGGGGTTATTCACAGCCCAAGCGCTGGTGCAGCATTCGTAGGAAATATCAACGAAATTATTATTTTTAAGAATACACTTACACCAAAAGAATCGCAAATTTATTTTACACCAAACGCAATTACGCGCAAGGCTTATAAAAGTCAACCAAGGTTACAAATAAAAGACGTCCCAAAGGACATTGGAGCCATATCAGCTGGTGCAGTTGTAGCACTTGATACTCAAATGCTAAGTTTGTCACCAGGTTCCCTTGTTACAAGTTGGAATGGATTTACAGGGTACAATGGTCCAGTTCTTAATGCTGCAACGTATAATTCTACAGGATTAGTATATGATATTCCACCATATGTTTCATTTGTTAATAATGGTATATCTGCAGGTTTAAGTACTGGTAAATATCTAGATGCTGGTAGTAAAACATTTAATGTTAATACAAACGGTGGGTTTACAGCAATTTGGTATGGTGCATTTACTGGATCTGTAAATGATAACGAACGTATATTTGATTTTGGTAATGGTCAAGCTAGTGATAATATACTAGCACTTAGAGCAGGATCAGGTACAAGTATTTACTTTTTTATGTTTAATGGAAGTGCGGACTATTCTATAGTTACAGGTTCAGGTGTTATAACCCAAAATGAATGGGCAGTATGGACATTTAGATATACTGCATCGAGTAGACAAATGGAAATTTTGAAAAATGGTGCTTTGCAAGCTATAGGAACAGCAGGTGCAGCTATTACAGATAAAACATTAACAAAAACTTGGATTGGAAGAAGTAATTGGACAGCATCTGCAGTAGATTATTACTCGAATATAAATACAGCTGGTTTTTATGTTTACGACAATTACCGTACAGACACTCAAATTGCATCAATTTCAAATCATTTGATGTACTCTACAACAGCTACTGTTCCAAGTGCTTTACCAGATTCAAATAACAAAATTGTTCGTTACGGTTCCGTATTATCACAAGGATTTCGAAATGGTCAAGCAATGTATTTTAACGGGCATGTAGATAGTTATCTAGATATTCAAGATATTCCCAATTGGCCATTAACATTTTGTTTTTGGTTTCGTAATACGTCAACTGCAGGTACTTCTCCAGCTACACTTTGTAGTCAAGATGGTGCTGGTAATGGTTCTGCTGGCTGGGGTATACAAGTGGATATATTCGAAAATGGTACTTCATTAGGTCCACATTATTCTACAAATGGGTCTACTTATACACCTATGACTCCATCGACGGTTTCTATAAATACTTGGTATCATGTTGCTTTTGTTGTTACACCAACAACTGTTGCTTATTATCTTAATGGAACACTTATTCAATCAGTTGCAGCTGTAGTATATAATACAAATAGACTTGTTATAGGAAAAAGTGGTGATAATGTAAGACCATTAAATGGATATATCCAGGATATCCGTGTATTTGACTACGCATTACGAGCTGATGAAATAACTGCGATGACTAATAGTGGAGGAGAAGAACGTACATTAACTAATTACAATACTCCTTCAAATTATCTTGTAAATATGTCAAATTGGTATTCTATTATGAATCTTTATAAAACTGGAAGTTATACAATTTATACGGCTGGTTCTGGTACAAATGTATTTTATCAATTAACATCTACTGTAGCTGATTCAAGTAATACAGTATTTAATTCTACAAGAATCCAAAATTACAATAGTTTCACTTGTTCATTTGAGATTCAAACTGATACGGCAAACGGTGACGGTTTTTATTTTTATTGTGGAGCTACTAGTTCTACTACTGTACCTACTGGTACAGCTGGCACCGCAGCAAATTCAAGTTATTACTTTTATTTTAAAACATCAGGAACAAAGGGAATTTATTTATTTAATGACCAAGGACAGCAATTAAGTTATTCACCAGTTTCTGCAACTATTTTAACTAGTGGAACTTATGTACCAATTACAATAGTTTATAATAGATCTACTAGGAATACTTGGACATTTAATGTAGCAAGTAGAGACGTTCTCGTTTATGACGATCCAAATAATACAAACTGGGTATCAAATATTGCAGGTGACATATGGGGTATTGGTGCAAGAACAACTTCTAATACAATGTATTGTTATATTCGTCGTTTAGAATTAGCTTATACACCTTTTGTTAATACAGTAAGTACTTCAGTTAACGCTCAAAATAATACGAAATTTCCACCTGGAGCAATGACTGCACCTTCTACTACATTTACAGGATCTTCCATTTTAGATGGTGTATATACTGCGACTCAAAGTTCTCCTGGGGAGGGGGGAGGTGTTGTAGCATATTATGCGTTTGATAATAATCCTAATAGCCACGCAGGTGAAATAACTGCATATAATTATAATACAGGTATTTATACTGGATCGAAAAGTACTATAGTGAAAAATTTAGTAACAAATGTTAATACAAGTTACAGTGGAGAATGGTTGCAAATTGGATTACCAAATGCTTTATCTTTAAATTCATTCGGATTAATGGGTAGACAAGACGCCAATTTAGTTTTAGAAAGAACACCTACTACATTTTATATAGCTGGAAGTAATGACGGTAGTACTTGGGATCTTTTACATACTACATCAGGGGCACAATTTACATTAGCTATGCAATATTTTACATGTAATGCTGGTAATACTAATAAATATAGTTATTTTAGATTAATAGCTAATAAAATAGGTAATTCAGGAGCAACTATTAGAAGAGAAAATGTAGCTATAGCCACTTGGGACCTTTATACGCAAATGAATACTGTAAATGCAAATGTTGTAGCAGTTCCTCCTTACTCTATGACAGCAGATACAACAACATTTGCTGGTAATTCCGTTTACGATGGTGCATATACTGTTACATCTAGCAATACACATTCTCATCCTGATATGGGTCCTAGATATACGATATTTAATAACGCTGGAGGTTATGGAAATATATGGAGTCCTGGTCAATATCACAATGGTTCGGGTGTTTATGTAGGATCTACGAGTACTACTGTAGCTGGAGTTGCACAAACTGGAGAATGGATACAATTAGAGTTACCTAATCCAATTGTACTTTATTCATTTTCTTTAAACTTTTGGTGGGTAAGTCAGAGTTATTGGTTAAAAAGTTTCATAATTGCTGCAAGTAATGACAACAGTACATGGACAAATATTTACGATAACACGAATGCAAGTTTTGTATATGGTACAGCTCAAACATTTGTGGTAACAGGATCTAGCAATGCTTACAAGTACTTTAGATTAATTGGAAGAAGTACATCTGGTATATATCAGTGTGAATGGTGGATATTAGATCAATGGAAATTGTATACAAATGCAAGTAACTTTAATTTAATGAAATTTCCTCCAGCTCCATTAACAGCAGACTCTCCAGTTACCTTTACAACATTAAATACAAACAATTGGTATAATATTGGTTTCATAAATAATTCTGGAGGTAGCTTTGTACCAATTATTAGTGGATCAGATCCATTAACACAATTACAATTAACAGATGGTAGAGCAGGTGTTGGTACAGGTTTTGCTTTTGCTAATCAACCTGTAATGAATTATGATTCATTTACATTAACATTTCAACTGTTTTGTAGTGGTAATGGTGACCATTTAATTCTTTATTTTGGAAGTGGTGGTTATCAGCAAGGATTTCTTTTTCAAGTTTATTCTTATGGAGGTATATCATTTAATGGTATACAGTCTCCAACGAATTGGTTTAATAATACTTGGAATAATATTAGAATAGAATACCTTAGAGGTCCTACAAATACTTGGACATTATTCTTTAATGAAACACAAATTATACAATACTCTGACCCAACTTGGTATAAAACACCTGGTAGTCAATGGGGATTTAGTACATTTAATGGCGCTGCTACTTTTGTTAGTTACATTAGACAATTGGAAATGACAATAGCTCCTGCAAGTATACCAGGAAATAGTATAGTTAGTGGGTCTTACATTGCATCTGCGAGTTCAAATTTTCCTGATTATATGTCACCATCATATGCCTTTAATGATAGTTTAAAGAATACAAGTATTGGTAGAATGTGGCACTCTGGTATAAATTATAGTTCTGGACCTTATACTGGAGCTGTTACTACAACTGTTTCTGGTACGAGTTACGCAGGTGACTATTTACAATTACAAACACCTAATCCTTTAGTATTACGTTCGTTTAGTATATACCCTAGACAAGATGGTGGTTTTTGGAGTACAAGATCTCCAAAGAACTTTGTTATGGCTGGAAGTAATGATAACAGTACATGGTATCTTTTACATACAGCGACAGGTGTATCTGATTGGACAGCTTCTGAAAAGTATTTTGTATGTAATGGAACCAGTGTTGCATCTAAATATAGTTATTTTAGATTAGTCGTAACGTCTCTTTTAAGTGGAGGTGATTCTCTTCAAATACAAAATTTAAATTTATATACTCCAATGACATTGAATAATTCTATCACTCCAGCAACACCAAAGGGCCTTTTAGATGGATTAACATGGAAATATTATGATGGATATTCTGATTATTTAGTATCTTATTATACAACAAATACATATAGAAATATTGGACGAACTACAGATACAACAAATTTGACTAAAATTACAAATGGGCAAGTAGAAGAAAATAGTGCTACGTATTTATTTTCAATTGAAATGTTTGGATACTTTAGAGCAACAGTTTCTGGAACATATACATTTAGTTTATCTAGTGATGATGGAAGTTTTCTATGGGTAGGGCAAAATGCACTGGTAGGATATACTACAAGTAATTTCAACATCGGAACACCTGCAGCTAATACACCTGCAACTTATTCAGTAACATTACTCGCTGGTACTTATTATCCAATAAGAATACATTATACTAAAAATTATTTAAGAAATGCGAATTTGACATTTAGTTTTACACCACCAGGTGGAACGCAAACTTCAAATGGTCAAGGATTCTTCTTTTCTGGTACAGGTATGGACGCAGCATTTCCACAGGAAAGTGCCAAGATTATTAAAGATCTTACTAATACAAATAAGGATGGTGTTTACTACATTCTAGTAAATGGTATATCTACACCAATTCATTGTTTGATGAATGACTGTTATGATGGTGGTGGTTGGATGTTGTTGATGAAAGGGACAAGAGGATCGACGTTTCAATATTCTTCAAATTACTGGTCAACAAAAAATACATTGAATGCTGGTGATCTTACACGTAACGACGCAGATGCAAAATATAATACATACAATTATAGTACTGTAAAGGACATTTTAGCAATATTTCCAGATATACCATCGACTAGTTATACAAATGTGTATGGTCAAAATGGTGGAAGTATATTTGTAGATGATGGTTGGACTTGGATGGTAAATAATTGGAACGAAACTTCAAGAACCACACCATTAACAGGATTTAACACAACTAGAATACCTCATCAAAATACTACAAATTGGATGCAAACATATGGTATAAATAATCCATTTAGATATAATGGATTTGGTGGTTGGTGTTCAAGACAAACTGGAGCTTACCAGCATGTATTTTACTCAACTAGTAATAATGCTAACGTAAGATGGGGATTTGTATTTAATAATGAAACAAATGATCTTGCTACTTGCGATGTATTTTGTGGTATAGGAATGGGGGGTCTTGCAAACCAAAGTGCTGGTGATTATAATGCTTATCCCCCCGGTTGGGCACCAGCAGGTATAAATAGAACAGCACGATTTGAAATGTATGGTCGATAAACTAAACTTTTTTAAAAAAAGTAACATTTTACCGAGCTGAAGCTCGTATTCAGTGAGGTATCAAAAAATTTAAAAGTTAAAAAAAAAAGTTTTATAAAAAATGTAAAAAAAATTATTTTTTTACATATTATACATTTTATCTAATTTACCATAAGGATGGTCGTAAATATTTTGGTAAACGTTTCGTCAATTTCTCTTTTATTTTCACAATAAGTTTTTGCAAGCTTTGTCGGATTGTAATTTTTTCTGTTTCTTTTGTTAAAGTACTAAATGAACCAGATGAACCAGATGAACGATGTGAACGATGTGAACCAGATGAACGATGTGAACGATGTGAACCAGGTGAACCAGGTGAACCAGGATCTTGATAATTTATAATTAATAATTTTCTGATATCTTCTAAAGATTTTTGTTCTAAATAATATTGATATCTTTCCAAAGTTGGAATAATTTGATTAATTTGTTTTGTCATACTGCCATCTTTATTTTCACTTTCGAGTCTTATAACTTCACTTGACCATTTGTCACAAGTTTCTTGTAACATAGTATACCATTGTTCAATATTTTCAGCCATTATTAATTAAAAAAAAATTATAAATTTTCATTTTTTATTTTTTATTTTTTATTTTTAGAAATAAAAAATGAATTAATTTTTTTGGTTGCTTTTTTATTAAAAAAGTAAATGTTGACAGCAATTATTGGATACAGTGCAGCTTTAGTTACTACATTTTGTTTAGTTCCACAATTATATAAAATTATTTTAGATAAAAATATAGAAGGTGTATCCGTATTAACATATGGGATTTTATTATCTGGGCAAATTTTATGGACTGTTTATGGATTGTTAGTAGATGATAAAATAGTTATATCTGCAAATTTAGTTAGTGGATTTTTGTCATCTTTAATTATAGTATTTTTTAATATATATAAAAGAAAAGAAGAACAAACAACAAATTTATTAAGATCTAATTTACCATTAAATACTTTACCGTCACAACCAATAATAATACCAAGGCCTACTGTAACGTTTACTAATTAAAATAAGCTTTTTAAAAAAAAGCTTTACCAAAAAATATAGAATTTAAAAAAAAGCTTTACCAAAAAATATAGAATTTAAAAAATAAGCTTTTTAAAAAAAAGCTTTACCAAAAAATATAGAATTTAAAAAATAAGCTTTTTAAAAAATAAGCTTTTTAAAAAAATTATTAAAATAAAAAAAAAAAGTTTTATAAAAAAATTATTAAAAGCTTTTTTATTTTTGGTAAAGCTTTTTTATAAAAAGCTTATTAAATTTCTTTTTTGAATTAATTCTGATCGAATTCTTTGTAAATTTTGATGAACGATTGGAATATCGCTAGTAAAATTATGTGTTTCTATACCTTTATAATACATGTTATAGCATTCTATACCATCTAAAAAAGTATTTACAAATTCTTTATTATGTAATTTTGATTTGGTAGTTGATCCAAGATACCAAGTTTTTGTATTTAAGAAATTGTTTTTATTATTCCAATCATAAATAGTAAAAATAACATTTGGTAAATCTCTTCGTATAAATCTCCATTCGTATTTAGATTTACCATGTCTTAAAATAGGTAATTCTCCTAATAAAGACCATAATTGATAAAAATGCATATCTATTTTTTTAATACATTTCATTTCATTTTTTATATAAGAAACGTGATTGTCAATGATAAATTGATTAAATTGATTGTTTGTATGTAAATCTGTATTTTTTAATATATTTACTAATTCATTAATCTCATCATTTTTATTAATCAATGTCATAATCAATATTAATAAAAATATATTTTTTTTCAATTTTTAGATTTAATAGAAAGAAGTGATGATGATTTAAAAGCAAAAAAGTCTTTTATACCAAACTTTTCATTTATTCCTTCTAATCTACTATTATCCTTATCAACTATAAAATTGTATGACTTGTCACTATTAACTTTTAAAAAATTTTGTACAATATCATCAATTGAATTATTACTTAAATTGACTAATGTATTATATTCTTCTAATTTTATTCCATTTGTATCTTCTTTCATTATAATATTGTATTTTTTATTATTTCCAATTTTGTATTTTTTATTATTTTCTACTATAACTAATATTGATACTTCTTCTTTACTATTATTTAAAAAACAGTAATTTTGTAAAATATTATATAAATTATCTTTATCTTGTTGATTTGTAATATTTTGTTTTTTATTAACCATAACAGTTTTACCAAATATTAATTTAATATAATCATTAGTTTGTTTATCATCAGTTTGTTTATCATCAGTTTGTTTTTTAGCATTTTTTTTTTTAGTTTTTTGTTTAGTAGTTTGTTTATCATCAGTTTGTTTATCATCAGTTTGTTTATCGTCAGTTTGTTTATCATCAGTTTGTTTATCATCAGGTTTTTCAAGTAAAATAGAAAAAATATATGAAAAATTTTTATAATATTTTATAATTTCCGTTGTAGAAAATGTTTTTATAATATCATCCAGTTTATCAATTTTACCAAATTTGCATTTTTTCTCATCTTCTAAATCCCAACCTTTAAAAATACGTGGATTATCATTCTTGTCCGTTAAAATAATGTCTTTTTTTTCTAAATTTGATTCTTTAAAATAACGTAAATGAATAGGATCTATATCTCGAGCAAAGTTGATATTGCGAGAAACAGTACCGTATTTAAATTGTCTATATGCTTGGTTAATATCGTCAAAATCTACAAAATGCGAATTTTTTAATAAATTTTTAGAATCTTTACTAGAAAAGGTCATGTTTTTCATAGCATTTAAAACCTCATTTTTATCACGTACTACTACTATTGTTATTATATTTTTAAAAACGTCTTTATATTTATCTTTATAAACATTTTTGATTTTTTCCAAATCAAATTTCTTACCCTTTCCACTATAATCTTTATAATTTTTAGATGAACATATGTAAATAGTTGAAGTATCTTTATTTACAAATGTTAAATCAGATATATCACCACTGTCTTTTAAGTTACTTTCACCAGATATACTGTGATTATCATTTATTGTAACTTCTCCAGTACCAAAATTATTTGTTGATATATAAGAATTTTTAAAAATATCATTACCAGAATCATCGTAAATTTTTATTAATTTTTTTGAACAAAATAATCTAAATATAGATTCAAGTGGTTCAAATTTTTGTTGAAATTCTAATGAATATTCTTTCATAAAATCATGAATCTTGTCATAATAATTTTCCCTTAAAAATGTTTCAAGACCTGAGAATGTAGTAATTTCTTTAAATATTTTTTTATTAGATGATCTTTGAGTATATTTTATATACCTCAACAATTTTTCCAAACATAGAATTTCGTCACTTATTTTAATATTCTTAAATAAAGAATTACATTTAGTATCGCTTATACTTACACTTACACTTCCACTTCCACCGTATTTACTTTCCATTTTATTTTTACTTTTTTCACATTTTTTTATTTCTGTATTATTATATTTTTTTGAACCAAGTTTATTATGAATATATAATACTTTATTTTTTTCATATATTATATATTCTCTTTTTTTATCATTTATAATCCAATATGGTATATCTTTATATTTATATGATTTAATATCATCAAAATACTTTAACAAATCATCTTTATTAATATCTAATTTTTGATCAATATTTATATCAAATTCGTTAATTTTCATTTAAATTAACAAATAAAAAAAATTATTAATAATTATATCAATTTATTTATAAAAATCTTTTTTAAAATATGAAAATAATCTCCAATCTATTCCAAAATTACCCCACATACATGTTTTTAATATTTCTTGAAATTCACTACTTAATAAATAATTTTTTAATTCCTTTCCTTCTTCTTTACTTGAAATTTCTATCGCCATCGCGTGTTGAGTCATACCGTATTCACCTCTGGTCATACCGTTTTCATCTTTAATAAAATCAATAATAACATCATTTAAACCAGATTCACCAAAAATAACTTTTGGAATGTTAAAATGTCCATTGTCATTTCTTGAACTATACTTATATCTAATACCTGAAATATTAGTAGAATGTATTAATGGATATTTAAACACGTCTGTTTTTGCACTACTAACCCAACTTTTACGAGTTTCGTAATTTGAACTACTATAAATAATAGGACATCTTTCATCACCTTCCTTAGCTAATAATGGTAATAATGATTCAAATTTATAATTTGGTAAAAAATCTAACGTATTTAAATTTATATTACTCGTAATTCCCAATTCATCTTTAATTTCAGTTGTATAATCATTATTTTCAGTTTTTTCTATTACATACCAGTCGTATCTTGTACCTGCTTTAAATGTATTTGATCCATCTTTAGAATTGTGTATTTCTAGATATAACATTGTGTTGTCTTTAGTCATTAATCTATATAAACCTTTGTTTTTTGATCTTTCAGAATCAGGTTTTCTCCATGCATTAGGATGGACATGAACCAAGTATCCTTTTTGATTTAACCATGTGTCTAAAGAAAGTTTTACGAATTTATTCCATAGTGAATCACCACCACCTCTTTTACCTGTAGCTTCCTGACTATTGTTAAAAGGTGGATTTCCAACAATTATATTAAATTGCTCTATACCAAATTCCTTAAACGTATTCATTTTTAATGTATCTCCTTCGTATATATTTAGTTCATTACCAAATAATTTTTTACATTCTTTTATATTTACATTATTTATTTCACTCATATATAACATATTTTTAATTATATGAGCTTTTCTTTCAATGTCATTTGGAAAACTAGTCTTTAAGTTTTCCATTAAGCGATAATATACAAATATCATAAAATTTCCAACACCAACAGCTGGATCAAACCATTTTAAATCTGGATTACTCCAAACTTTTTTAGGTAATTTGTCCAACATTTCTTCAATTAAAAATTCTGGAGTGAAAACTTCTCCATTGTTTTTTTTATTTTCAATATTTGGAGTTAATTTAAGTTTTAAGAATTCTCTAACTAATTCAAGATCATCAACGTTATATTTATCTATTCCTATATTTGTATCAATAGCATTAACGTTATATTTAGTATCCATTCCTATATTTATAACAATATTTTTTAACTTAATTTGTAACTTATTTTTATATTTTGGTTTAAAGGTATTTATAATAACTTCTGAATGTTTAAATATTTCTTTACATAATTCTACATTTACTGGACTAATTTCGCTCATAAATAACATTTTGCTAAGTATATGATCTTTGCGTTTGAATTCATTTGGTATTTTTATTTTAAGGCTATCCATCAATCTATTAAATATAACAATAATAAATATACCACGACCAACTGCTGGGTCAAACCATTTTAAATCTGGATCATCCCATACATAATTTGGTATTTTGTCCAACATTTCATTTACTAGTTGTATAGGTGTAGATATATCTGCCAAAGTTGTTCTATTTGTTTCAATGATAGAAACATAATCATTGATCGCTTCGTATATTTTTAATGGTTTTAATTTATTTTTGAAAAATTCTTTTAAATCAGCTATTGTATCGATTAATCCACTACCAATGACCGGAGTTTCAATTAATTTTACATAGTCCATTAATAATTTTTGTATGTCATTGTTATTAGTTTCTTCAAACCATCCTCTATTTATTTGATCTATAATATCATTATAAATTTTAACATTAGATTTTTCAAGTTCATTTAACATTTCAGATAATTTTAATTTTTTATCACCTTTATAAAATAATACAATTAATGGCAATATATAATCAACTATTTCTCTTAATCTCTGTAATTTTTCTTGATTAGTTATTTCATTTTTTGTTATATCTTTTACTTCTTGTGCTTCGGCTACATTATTTATCTGTAATCTTTTTATGCCTTTATTACTATATTCTTTTCCGTTTTTAATAGCCTTTTCTTGGGTGATATTTATGTTTTCTACTAAAGACAACATTTTTTCATCATCTTCATTAATATTTATGTGTTGTAGAATACTTTTTATTTGTTGATTTTTCAAGTATTCTTCGTATATCATCTTTATTAATGCTTGGTCACTTATTTCTTTTGTACCAAATACTGTTTCTATCCAATCTTCATTTCCAAATTCAAGTAAATTAGTTTCTATTATATATTTAACTGAATCTTTTACTGTTTCGTCTAAAGAAGATATTTTAACAGAATCAGCTATTTTACCAAGAGTTTCGAAAACTCTATGATAATTTGTATCTATGACAAAACCATATTTCTTATTAACTCCATCGGAACCACATCTAAACATTCTTTGTTGAGTCATATCTTTATTATTTGTACCTGAATCTGCCAATATAACTATATCACATGATTTTATAGTAACACCAATACTAGCTTGCATACCTAATAAAGCTATAACTCCCTTTTTTTTTGGTAGTATGTTATTTGTATTGTTTTTAATTATGTTTTCTAGAGATTTATTTATTATTTCCTTTGCATTATTTGTCTCGTAATCTTGATTATTTTCTTTATCGTTTTTATTATTTATAATCACGACTTCGAATTCGTCATTTACTTGATTTATTATATCTTTTAACGGTTGACTACGATCATTTACATTATCACTTGGTAAAAACATCATAATAGTAAGAGGATTTTCGTAAGTAAATCGTCTAGATTCGTTAACTATACAATAGTCATCTATTTGTTTAAACATTGAATTATCTTTTGCAAATAACATTATGGTAAATTTTTCTACAGGAACAGTATATTCAAATTTGTTATTCTTTGTTTTCAACAATGCGTTCATGGAAAATCCAGCAGGTATATTATTTGTATCAATTATGTCTTTATTACTTTCTACAAAAGTTTTTAAATCTGGTAGTAAATCCATCATAAATAATTTAATATCTGGTGCGTTTTTATATTGTTCAACAATCTTTTCAATTGTATATTCATTAAAAATTTTTTCAAATTCTTCACCGTGTTTTTCAAATAATCTAAGTTTCTTTGTCTCTGTATCAAATTCTAATGTTTTACACATGTATTCGTCATCTAGATCCCATAAAATATAGTTGTCAATAATTATGTTATAAGATTTTATAGGTTTATCATATGTAGCCGTAACCATAATATTATGACATGTATTAAATTTATATTCTGAATATATATCTTTAGCATTACCAGTAGTACCACCATGATGAACTTCATCAAAAAAAACTATTTTTAATGTAAATTGTTCATATAAATTTTTGAAAAAATCTACTTTTGATTTGTTTAATTTAGATTCTTCACTGTCTGTTGTATTAGTTTTTTTATCTTGGTATCCCAAGTATTGTTTACTAACTAAAATTATCAAATTTTTTTTATATTCTTTTTTGTTATCAAATTTTATTAATTCTTTACCAGTTAAATCAAGTAACTCGCACGACTCGAAATCTTTATATAACAATGCTTCTTTGTATTGTGTTTTAGTTTCGCCTGGAACAGGAGTTATTATTATATAGATATTATTAGATTCTGTAGATATTGTTAAATCTCTAGATATTATACCTGCCATAATGAAAGTTTTGCCAGACCTAGGTTTTTGTCCAAGTAAAATACGTTGAGATGTATTATTTTTCATTATCTCAGTTGCTTTTTCAATAGAAAATCTTTGATTCATATATAAACTTAAATATGGTAATTCTAATTTTGGATAAATGTTAAATTCTATTTTATTATGATTTTTCAAGCTTTTAAATTTTATATACGCTTCATTTAAATCATTCCAATCTATCTTGTAAGAATTTTTTAAAAAATCACGCATAGTACTACTACTATCTTTCATTCTATTAATCACTCTTTCTAATTCTAATTTATCTGGAATAACAACAATAGTTTTTAATTTGTATTTATTATTGTATTTATTTAAATAAACGTTATTAATTTGGTCAAGATCAAATTTACTATGAGGTTTACTAAAATTTTTAGATGAACATGCTATAATTGTTTTATTGTCTTTTGAAATAAACGTAAGATCGGATATATCACCTTTATCTTTTAAATTACTTTCTAAAAATTTCTTAAATGTGTCATCATTATTAATAATATGATCGATATTTGTTCCAGATGAATAATTTCCTGTAGATATATTAAAATCTAAAGATAAATTTGTTAAATTACTTTCATTTACATTTTCATTTTCATTTGCATTTACATTTTCATTTTCGTATTCTATTTTTATATTATCAAATAGTTTTAATGCTGCGAAAAGTCTAAATAAAGATTCTTGTGGTTCAAAAAGGTGATGGTAATTTATATTATATTTTTCAATAAATTCTGATATATTATCGTAATCATTTTTTTTTAAATGATCAAGTAAATGATTAAATGTACGATCTTTTATTACTAATTCCGGGTCAGTAGATTTAATACGATTTTCTTTAGCTTTTTTAATAGTATCTTCAAAATCAATTATCAATTCTGGTATTTTAAAGGATTTTGAATTAGTTAAACATTCTTGGACATCTAATAAAGTTTTTCTACAAAAATCCATTATTACAATGTAATAAATAAAAAAAATAATATAAAAACAGAATAATTGTTAAAAATGTGATAAACTACAGAATAATTGTGTTGTTTGTGTTGTTTTTGTATTTGATATAAATAAATGTAAAACCAGAAAAAAGAATCCATAGTCCAGAAGATATAATAAAATAATAGAAATTATCAAAACCTTGTGAATGTATAGATCCATATATATTTTTAATTAATCCAGATATTAAAATAACATTCCAAATAATAATAGCAAGAATATCTATTGAAATATCTTGATTTAATATTTTTCTAGAAGATGTACCCCAAGAATTATCATATATATTAATAATAGACCATAATTTTGCAGGAAATACTATACAAACATAAACTATTCCGTATAAAAAATATAAAAGATTTTCAGGATTTTTACTTAAAATATATCCATATATAGATTTTACTAGACCAATTCCTAATAATAATGTAGAACAAAATCCAAATTGAAAAATATTACCTACCCATAAAATATAAAGTAAATATCCTATTACTAAATAAGGATAAAAGAACATGTAAATTATATTAATGGTCATAAATATGCTATGTTTATCTACTATTCTCAAAGTCCAAAAGAATTCTCTAAAAGCAGATTTATTCCATCTAACTTGTTGTTTAAAAAATCTATAAATATTGTCTGGTGTTTCTGTTTCTGCAATAGAATTTTGTGTATAAATAACTTTTTTAGATGATTCCAATATTTTATTAGTTAAATGCCTATCATCACCATAAGTACATTTTTTTCCCAAGAAAGTTTGATTTTTCCATTCTTCAATAACTTTTTCTATTATATTTATATCATACATTCCAATTGGTCCTGATACGCAAAGAACTTCTCCAGTAAATGATTGGTATGCTCTTTCTAAATTAAATGCATACCAGTATCTTAAATGACTTAAAAATGTAATAAACGAATCGTATTTATTAAAAATAGATAAATTTCCACAAACAGATCCTATATTTTTATTTTTTTGGAAACATGTAATCATATTTTCAATACAATCTGGTTTTATAATAGTATCACTGTCTGTACAAAAGACATATTTTACATTTTTATTATACATTAAACTTGTAGAAAATCCTGTAAACATTGCAGTTCTTTTACCATTATGATTTTGAGATATGCATATTGATTTATTCTTTTCAAAATTAGAAAAGTGATTTGTAATAAAATCATTTTTATCAAAATCTTTTAATAAAATATTTATAGATGATTCTGTAAAAATATTATTAAATATATCAATCATGTATTTATCATCGTCATCATTACCATCAATAACAACTATAATTTTATTAATATTTTTTGAATTATAATAAGATACTTTTATTGATTCCAAGCATTTTTTAAAATATTCAGGTTTTTCTTTATATCCTACTATAATTATATTTACTAATTTACTTTCATTTCCATTTCCATTTCCATTTCCATTTTCATTTTTAGATTTAATAATATTATAACCTTTGTTATTTAAATATGCAAGAATAAATTGTACAATTAAGTAAACTGTTAAATAAACTGCATAAACACTAAATGAATAATTATCTAAATAATTATCTTTTTTGTTAAAAATTTTCCAATTCAAGATATATTGTAATATAATTGGTAATATTAATGTCACTATTACTATACAAATCCAGATTTTATATAATATAGATATAAATCCCATTTACTTGTACATATTTAAACTTTTATGTTTAAATAAGTTATTATATAAATTTAATTTTTTATTGAATTAAAATTCTAAAATGTATTTAATCATTTCTTGTATATTTGATTTATCAGAACGAAATGATTTATAAGGTAACTTGAATTCTTTTAATATCTCTATTAAATGGAGTGATATTTCGTTAGATTCGTGTTCATTATGAATTCTTCCTTCTATTTCATACGGAAATTCCTTATTTCTTTCTATAAAGATGTAGATATTATCAAATTCGTCTATTTTATTTAATATCATTTTTTCTGTTTTCTCTATATTAGATACATTGTCAGGATGGTAACGATTATAATAAATTCCTAAAAGTAATGGGGAATCTAAACATATATATTCTACTTTACCATTAACAGCTTTAATCATTTTGTATTGTTCCATTGTGACATTATATTGATTTGCAAGTTCGTCTAATCTATTTTGCCAGACAAGTGTTTTTGCATATTCTTGAACATATTCTGTTCGTTTATGCATCATTTTAAGTTCAGTAAATAACAAAGCTGCAATAAGGGATTTACCGGAACTTGGTGATCCTACCAAGTTAATAATCTTTGTACGCATAAGTAAAGTAAATAAAAGTAAAGTAAAAGTAAAGTAATAAAAGTAAAAGTAAAGTTAAATTTAGTTTTTTTTAGTTACGTGATATTAATGCTTTAGTTCTACAAGGTATTTCATCTATTAAATATCTTATAATAGACATAATATAACCATAAATCGTAGTTTCCTTTGTTATAAGGATATATAAAATTTTATCGTCTAGATTTCTATGTTTTTTATATATAGATCCAAGGTCGTCGTTGATATTTAAAATACTACCATCTTCTAATCCTAGGGAAATATGTAAAAAATCTATAGAAATATTTGTTTTAACAATATCTTTTTTTTTATGTAATTCTTCTTTGATAATACCTATTAAATCTTTAACAGTGTGATCCATGTGTAAGAAAATTTCAAAACCAAATCTAATATTCCTAGGAAAGATTGGATCATGTTTAGCTAAAAGTAAAGTTAATTCTTTATCTACTGAATCAATTACAATAGGTATATTTCCGACTCCTTCTTTTCTAATTTTATTACTGAAATGTACTCTTTCATGTTCATTAGTAATTTTACGGTAATTAACAAATTCTTTACCGATAATACTACTTTTTAACATATATTATTAAATATAAAATAATAAATTACTATTAATAATGATTAATGATTTTTTATTATTTATTAAACGCGCTTTTGCGTTTTAATTTTTTCTAACGTAATAGTATACCAAAGTAAAAAATGTCAAGATTATTCTCAGATTTATTCTTTAATCAACCAATTTCTATCCTTGATTCCACAGCTAGTACTTTATCATCAGCTTCATTATTTTTATATGGAGGTGCTACTGTACAGGGAAATTCAAATCTGTTTACAACAAACATTTCTGGATTAACAACCATTGTCAACTCTGCTTCTAGTTCTAATACAAGTACTGGTGCTTTAGTTGTTTATGGAGGTGTTGGTATTGGTGAAAATTTACATGTAAATAACAATGCTATTATTTCAGGAGCTCTTACTGCTGGTTCATTTGCTGTAACTCAATTAACTGCATCTAATATTACAGTTGGTAATCTATTAGTAAATACTAAAATTACAGCTGCAAGTGTTTATGCTCCATTAGCAACAATTAGTAATGTTGTAAGTACTGACTTGAGCTCTGGTACATTTAATGTATCCAATGTAACTGCTGGATCTATTGCAGTTAATACTCAATTTAGTTCTGCAAATGTTTATGCTCCATTAGCAACTATCTCAAACATTGTTGCAACTGCATTAAGCTCTGGTACATTTAATGTCAGTAACGTTACTGCTGCTTCAGTTGCCGTTGATACTCAATTCAGTTCTGCAAATGTTTATGCTCCATTAGCTACAATTAGTAATGTTGTAAGTACTGATTTAAGTTCAGGAACAATTAATGTTACTAATGTAACTGCTGCTTCGGTTGCTGTTAATACCACATTCAGTTCTGCAAATGTCTATGCTCCATTAGCAACTATTTCTAATGTTGTATCTACAGCTTTAAGTTCAGGATCAATCGACGTTACCAATGTAACTGCTGGTGGTATCGCAGTTAATACTCAATTCAGTTCTGCAAATGTTTATGCTCCATTAGCAACTATCTCAAACATTGTTGCAACTGCTTTAAGCTCTGGATCATTTAACGTTACAAATGTAACTGCTGCTTCAGTTGCTGTTAATACTCAATTCTCTTCTGCAAATGTTTATGCTCCATTAGCAACTATCAGTAATGTTGTATCTACAGCTTTAAGTTCAGGATCAATTAACGTTACAAATGTAACTGCTGCTTCAGTTGCTGTTAATACTCAATTCTCTTCAGCAAATGTTTATGCTCCATTAGCAACTATCTCAAACATTGTTGCAACTGCTTTAAGTTCAGGATCAATTAATGTTACTAATGTAACTGCTGCTTCAGTTGCTGTTGATACCACATTCAGTTCTGCAAATGTTTATGCTCCATTAGCAACTATCAGTAACATTGTTGCAACTGCTTTAAGCTCTGGATCATTTAACGTTACCAATGTAACTGCTGCTTCAGTTGCTGTTAATACTCAATTCAGTTCTGCAAATGTTTATGCTCCATTAGCAACTATCAGTAACATTGTTGCAACTGCATTAAGCTCTGGATCATTTAATGTTACTGATGTAACTGCTGCAAATACTTTTATCTCTAATTCTAATATTACTAATTCTACAGTTTCTAATATGGTATTAACAGCTGCTACTGTAGCAAATGTTGCTGGTAATACTCAATTTAATGATACTGTTAACTTTATTACTGGATTCTCTTCAGCAAATGCAAAGATTACCAACTCAAGTGTTTCTAACATGGTTATTACAAATTCTAGTACAAGTTCACTTAATGTTACCACTGTTACCGCTGCTTCTGTTGCTGTTACTACTCAATTTAGTTCTGCAAATGTTTATGCTCCATTAGCAACTATCAGTAACATTGTAAGTACAGCTTTAAGTGCTGGAACCTTTAATGTAACTGATATTACTGCTGGATCTATCTTTGTTGATACTCAATTTTCTGCTGGTAACATTCTTATTGGTAATTCTAGTATCGCTAATTTATACAGTGTAGGTATTACTAACGGATCCATTTACTCTACATTTGGTTCATTCAACACTGTATCTACTTCTAAATTATCTGCTGATTTCATTTCTGCAGGAAACATGAATCTTTCAGGAGATCTTTATGTTGCTGGAACCATTACAACTGTTAATATTACAACTACTAACATGGTTGATACAAATATGACTTCTGGTATTGTATATATTTATAATACTCTTTCTGCTATCGGAAATAGCAACACTGTTGGGTCAATCTTTACAACTGGAGGAAATGTCGGTGTAAACAACGTTGCTCCATTGTATACCGTTGATATTACTGGAGATCTTCGTGCTACAAATAGCATTACAACTTCTACATTACTTGCTTCAACTAGTGTAAGTTCCGGTCAATTAAATGCTACTAATGCTACTGTTACCAACTTGGTCGCTACAACTATGACTGCTGGGTCATTTGCTGTGCAAGATTTTATTGCTACAAATATTACTACAGCCAATATTGTTATTAATACAAGTCTTACTGCTGCTAACCTTTACGCTCCACTTGCAACTATCAGTAACGTTGTTAGTACTGCTACCAGCACTGGATCAATTGACGCAACTGGTATGACTGTCGCTACAATTCTTGCTACTAGTTCTATTAGCGCTGGATCTTTGTATGCTCCACTTGCAACTATTTCTAACGTTGTAAGTACTGCATCAAGTTCTGGAACATTTAATGTATCTAATGTAACTGCTGGTGGTATCTTTGTTAATACTCAATTTAGTTCTGCTAACGTTTATGCTCCATTAGCTACTATCTCCAACATTGTTTCTACTACATTAAGTTCTGGTACATTTAATGTTACTAATGTAACTGCTGCTGGTATCTTTGTTAATACTCAATTTAGTTCTGCTAACGTTTATGCTCCATTAGCAACTATCTCTAACATTGTCGCTACTGCTGTTAGCACTGGATCAATCGATGCTACCGGTATGACTGTTGGTGCATTAAACTTGACTTCAACAAACATCGCACTTGGTGCAAATACTGCTTCTATGTCCGCACAAGGTACTGATGGGATTGCTATTGGTAATAATGCAGGTTTAAGTGGTCAATTAAACTTTGCAATTGCAATAGGTAGTAGTGCTGGTGTGGATACTCAACAAGCGAATACAGTTGCTATAGGTAATCAAGCAGGTTACGAGGGGCAAAACGCAAGTTCAGTCGCGATTGGTTATCATGCAGGTAATATGTATCAAGGTGGAGATTCTATTGCTATGGGTACGAGTGCAGGTAATTATTATCAACAAGGACTCGCAATTGCAGTAGGTAGTGCTGCAGGTAGTTACTGGCAAGGATATCAATCAATTGCGATGGGTGTGAATGCAGGTAATAACTGGCAAGGAAGGGATACAGTTGCTGTAGGTGCGAATGCAGGTAGTACATCACAAGGTAATTATGCAGTAGCGATAGGTAGTGGTGCAGGTCCAACAAGTCAACACGAGAATTCTATTATTTTAAATGCAAGTGAAGTAGCATTAAATTCAGCTACAGCAGGTGCATTCTATGTTGGTTCGGTAAGAAATGTAACACAGGCAAATTTATTAGCATATGATGCTACATTGAAAGAAGTTACCTATTTTTCATTATCAGATATAACAACATCGAATTTAGTAGCAACAAACATTACATCAACAAATATCCTCACTAGTGCTATTACTGCTGGTGCCTTGTTTGTCACTGGAGGATCTCTTTTACAAGGATCACTCAGCGTTTCTGGAGCAACTCAACTTGATTCTAGTCTTACTGTAACTGGTGCTTCTATTCTTAACGGAGGTGCTACTGCTGGTGCCCTATTCGTTACTGGAGGATCCCTCTTCCAAGGATCTGTCACTGTCAGTGGTGCTTCTGTATTCAATGCCGGAGCTACTGCTGGTGCTCTATTCGTTACTGGAGGATCCATGTTCCAAGGATCTGTCACTGTCAGTGGTGCTTCTGTATTCAATGCTGGAGCCACTACAGGTGCTCTATTCGTTACTGGAGGATCTATGTTCCAAGGATCTGTCACTGTCAGTGGTGCTTCTGTATTCAATGCTGGAGCCACTGCTGGTTCAATCAATGTTACTGGAGCTTCTTGGTTTCAAGGAGGTGCTACTGCTGGAGCAACTTTGATGAGCAATGATACAGATGCTACTGGTATTGCTACTGGAGGATCTCTTACAGTTCTTGGAGGTGCTGCTATTTCAAAGAAATTATATGTCGGTACTGATCTTTATGCAAATACTGTCAAGATCACTCCTTCATTAGGTGACATTGGTTCAGAAGTTTCATTTGCCGCCGGAAACAACATTTCTAGTGCTGATGATATTACTGGTTTTGCATTTAACAATGCAATTGCTAGAGCATTCTGTTCTATTATTTCAGTAACCATTGAAAAGAGTGTTGGAAGCAACTTGTATGCCAACTTTGAACTAAAGGGTATTCAAAAGGGATCTGACTGGGTTCTTAATAGTTCTTATATTGGTGACTATACTGGTATTGTATTCAGTATTTCAAGTACTGGACAAGTTGAATATACTAGTTCAAACCAATTGTTCTGGACAAGTACTACCATGAAATTCCGTGGTTATACTACAAGTGTCTAAATGTACTTTTTTAAGAAAAAAGTAACCAAAAAAGATTTAAAAGTTTTATCAAAAAAACTTTAATTTTTAATAAATAAAAAAAATGATTTAAAAATAATTTTTTATTTTAAATAAAAAATAAAAAATGAAGTTTCTTATTAAACCAATCAATGAATCGATAAAAGAAATGTATGCAAGTCACAGTACATATAATCCAGATGATAGTGGATTGGATTTGTTTATAGTAGCTGATGAAATTATTCCAGCTGGAGAAACTAGACTTATTAATCTTGGAATTAGTTGTCAATTAAAAGAGGGTGAAAAGTATTTTAGTTATAATATGTATTCACGTTCTTCAATTTCAAAAACTCCATTAAGACTTGCAAATGGTGTTGGATTGTGTGATGCGGGATACTTGGGTCCATTAAAGGCTGCTTTACATAATACAGGTACATCTGATTATACAGTTAAAAAGGGAGAGCGTTATGTACAATTAGCAAGACCAGATCTTGGAGAAGTGTCTTTTGAACTAGTTGAAGATTTTGGAAGAACTACATCAAGAAATCAGGGAGGATTTGGATCAACCCTCGTCTAAAAATTTATTTTACTTTAATTATATTAACTTATGCAAAATTCAGAAATTGCAGATAAATGTAATTCGTTTGGTAAAAAAAATAAATTATACAAATTACCATCTGATAAAATTATTAGAGTTCAGGGTTACGAACCATTGTCGTTAGATATATTATTAAAAAAATACAATGAAGATGATATTATAACTAAAAAAAAGGATATGCCTATAATTATGTATAGAAAAAAAACTAAACATAGATATTTTCCAGATATTTATATACCAAAAGATAATTTAATTATAGAAGTAAAAAGCGATTGGACATATAAAAAAGAATTAATAAAAAATATACTAAAAGCATTAGCTACAAGAAAATTAGGTTATAATTTTGAAACATGGATTTTTAATAGTAAAATGGAATTGCTTATAATTTAATAAATTAAATTTTAAATAACACGTTTTTTAGTAAAAAGTTATTTTCTATGATATAATTAAGTTGTTTTATTATGTCAAAAAACATTATTAGTTTTATTGTATTAAACGGTATTACAACTAGTTTCTTTACATTTATATATAATTATATTTTTGTTAAAAAAGAAAAAAATGACACTAAAATAGATATTTTAATTAAAAAGATAAATACATTAGAAAATTCTATTCAAGAATTGCAAGAATACGTAGAAGACATAGAATTTAAAATACATAGAAAAAATAACAAAGTAATAGAAAGTCATACAGAATTAAGTAGTAAATTAGAAAATTTTATAAATTGCAATTATGATGTGTACGATTAATTCAAAAGTTGTGTTTTGTTCATATCATCTGTAATTTGTTTTAAATCATTTAAATCGATATAATTTAACAATAAATCTTGCAAGTAAAGTATAATTATTTTATTATTTTTATAAAAATCATATAATTCTATATAAATTAGATATAGATCAATTAAATATGGATTTTTATAAAAACAATCTATATTAGATGAATTTTTAAAACGCGAATAACTAAAATCAATTACATTAAACATTTCATTTTCATCTAAAAAAATATTATATAAATGTAAATTTCCATGTATAAAATTTATTTTTTTAAACTTGTATACAAAACTAAATAAATTATTTAATATATATTTAATATTAGTATCTTTTTTTTTTAGAAAAGTATATAGTGGTATTTTATCACTTGTTGAATAAATTATTTTTTGTTTTCCAGTAGATGATAATGGAACTATGTTTTTATCTATTAAATACAAATAGACATCGATTTCCAAGCGAAACATATTTTCATTTATAAAAAATTTTTCTATATTGTTATCATTATTTTTTTCATAAAAGCATAAATTTGTAGCTTTTTTATTATTATTATAAGAAATAGGATCTACTTTTTTAGAAATAGTTTCAAATATATTTTTATATTTTTTTTTATGCAAATTTTTTATCATTATTAAAGTATCTTTTATATTTTTTAAAAAAGTTTACCGCTAAACTAAAGATACATATTTATTATATAATCAATGTCAGTTTCAGTTTCAGTTTCAATTTCGTCATTCATATTATAGTAAGTGTAATTATTATAATTGATGATGGAATAGTAATCGTGATAATATTCTAAAGAAGATTTTCTTTTAGGTACAATTATAGTTTCTGGTGTTTGACTAATTTTTTTTTTAGATTTTTCTATTTTACTTAATTTAAATATATTATATTCCATTTAATATATGTTATTTTTTCATTTTATTTTCAATTATTTTTATTGTAATTAATTTACTAATGCTCTCCATTTAAAAGTAATAGAACTTGTATTTGGAAAATTAGGTGTAGTATATTGTATTTGTCCAAAATCAGTAATGTGAAATTGAATACCTGTATCGTCACCAACATATGTTTTTACAATTTCCCAACTAGTATCTTTATTAACACCTCTAATATGAAAGTTTGCATATAAATTTGATCCAACTGTTAATTTTATTTGTGCACAGAAATAAATATCAAAACTCCAAACAGAATTATCAAAAACAAGTCCTGTAATATTTGTAAACGTAGATTGATTATTTTGTGCAACAAAAGTAGTAGATGAAAATTTATCATATGGATGAGGAGTCATATCTGCACCATTTACATAAAGTTTAGTACCAACAATTAATTTCTTGGCAATACTTCCACCACCCAATGTAGTAAAAGTACCTCCTGAAGTAATACTTGTTGCATCTGTTTCATTAGAAATACTAATACCACCTGATAAAAGAACACTTGCTGTTGTAGAATTAATAGATGGTTGTGTAGAAACACTTATTGCTTTTGAAAAAGAAATTGGTAAATAATCTGTAAATGAAACATTTTGGGTAGGGTTATTTGCAGTAGAACCAAATTCGAATATATTAGATGTTTCATTAAAAATTAAACCAATGTATGGTTTATTATAAATAGATACTGAATCTCCTATAGAAGGATTTTGTGATGACCATTTACTTGAAATAGTAGCTATTTTAGTACTTCCATTATAACTTGTTATTTTTCTTACTTGATTAGAACTAAATCCTGAAACAATTTTAATCCAATTGCCGTTATAATAATCATTTAATGCACTTGCAGATATACTTAATTTAATTTGAACATTTGATATACCAGATTGGTCAGGTAATGTAAATAATGCTGGTTCTATATCATCAATAACATCACCTAATCCTGTATCGTTATCGTCTTGATAACGTTGAATAACAAATCCAGCATCACTTGATCCAGATGGTCCAGAATTTAATACTAAAACATTATCTTTGATAACTGTATTTGTACTTTCTATACTTGTAGTTGTACCATTAACTATAAGATTTCCATTAATTAATGTATTTCCAAATACATTTAAATTTCCAGAAATACCAACTCCTCCGGAAACACGTAAAGCTCCTGTACTAGAATTAATACTAGGTGTTGTAGAATGCATAAATATATCACCGCCAACGAATATATTTTTTAATATAGAAGCCCCTCCAGCAACCATTATACTACCACCATTTGATATAGAAATAGCTTCAGATGTGCATTGTATACTCATACCTCCATTTAAAATAACTGAAGCATTTTGAAAGGATGTACTTTCTGTACTATTGTTAAATATAATTTTTCCATCATTATTATTTATAACAATACTTTTTTCTATTTCATTACCAAGTGAATTATATCTACTAATAGAAAAATCATGTGATGTTCTAGCTTTATTTAACGAAAATCTTTTTACTAAAAATTCATCATAAAAATTAATCAATGATTCTATAAATTTTTGATTACCGTAATAATTTGATGTACCGTAAATATAATCTGAACCACCTATCCATACATCTTTTCCTATACTTGCTCCACCTGGAGTTAAAAAAGCACCACCATTTGATATATTTTGAGCATTTGCATCAGCTTGAACTACAATACCTCCGAATGTAATTAAAGAACCACTGCTTAAATTATCTGCATTCTCAGCAGCTGTTAATGTAAGATAAGCATAAGTACTTGAACTACTTCCACTACCATTTATAGAACCTCCAACATAAAGATCTCCACTAATAGAACCGCCTCCTAATACAGTTAATCCACCACCATTACCAATTCCAGAAGCATCTTCTCCTGAACCTATAGATAATCCACCACTAATTACAACAGCGCCTTCTAATGAAGAAGTAGATGGAGTCGTATTATAAAAGTGTGCAACACCGTCAACCATAATATTACCTCCTATTCCTACACCACCTTCTACAGTTAAACCACCTCCACATGTAGCAGAAATTGCACTATTTGTATTAGATATAGATAATCCACCACTAATTATAAAAGCACCAACTGAACCACTAATACTTTGAGTTGTGTTTGAAAATGTAACTACTTCATTTACATGTAATGTTCCATTTATATCTAAATTATAAAGTGGTGTGTCTATATTAATACCTACGTTACCAGATGTATGAATTAAAAGTTGATTAGGATTATCATCATTTGTATAAATTACAATACCTTTCTTTTTCCCAGAACCATTATTATTTGTAGATACTATATAATTTCCTTCTGTATTTTGATGTGAAATTTTAAAACATTCAAAATCATCAAGTGAATCATCTGTATTCAAACTATAAAGTGAAAATTGAAAAGGATATGAAATGATATTTCCTGTAGTGGAAAACATTTTAAATGAAGTATATTTATTTTCTGTATTTGATAATTGTAAAGAAGCAAAGGTAGAATTTGATAAAGATGTTAAATATGATCCATTTATATCAAGACCTGTTCCTATAATTAAATTTTTACGTATAGCTGCTCCACCTCCAATAGTTAAACATCCTCCATTTTCTGAATCAACAGCATCTTCGTCAGAACTAATACTTAATCCTCCATTTTTCAAAACAATAGCTCCTGTATTCTTATTAGATGATATAATATCTGAATAAAAATGTGTACTTCCATTATTTTTTAATAAAATTTGATTTATAATACCTGATTCTAATGATATATCATGAAAAAGACCACTTCCTGAAATTTGAGATGAAAAGACGTATTTATTATTATCATTATCCCACCCTATTTTTAAATATTCACTTGTACCGACGTCATTTGGTAAACCTACATTATATATACAAATATCATTGTTTTGTGTATTATTACCTAAATTTGTAAAAAAATTTATATTAGAATCATTATTAGAACTTTTAAATGATAAACTAAAATCATTTTTACCTCCGCCAATAATAGAATATTTTTGATCTTTTCCAGTAAAAATAATTTCATTTGTACCATTTATACAAAAGACTTCATTATTATCTGCATAAAAAACATGATTTCCAGATGTATTTGATGTTTTATAAAGTAATGAATTACCATTTGTATTTCCTATACAACTAAAATTACTATTATCTTCATAAAATACTAATTTACTGCTTTTATTTTCATTAGTAGTGTTGATATATATAGAATCACCTACAATTAATTTTTTATCTATACCTACTCCTCCAAGTGTAGTAAAAGATCCCCCATCAGTTGAAGAAATTGCATCCGTACTATTAGATATACTTAATCCACCTGATAAAACAAAAGAACCAGTACTTCCATTTGTTGATGGTATACTATTAGTTATATTTAATGGTAAACTAGAAATAATCTTGTCTGTATAAAAAGTAGTAGTATCAAAAATTTTTATATTACCTTCAGAATTAGTAATTAAAAGATCATCATTGTACATACTTAAAGAACTAAAACTAGTATCTGATAAATTTGATAAAGTTAATCCATCGGATCCATCTGATCCATTGTAACGAATATGAAAAGTATTAGCATGTATAGATTTAGCAACATTTATATTTTCTCCAACAGAAACACCACCAGCAACCGTTAATGCACCACCGTTAGATGCATTTTGAGAACTTGTTAGACAATCAATTGAAATACCCCCCTTAATATATAAAGCTCCTGTACTTGAATTAGTGCTTTCAGAAGTTATATTCATTGAAATATGTGAATCTAATACTTTAAAACGTATATTGACTCCATCTGGACTAATGTAAAATTGACTATTATCTAAAAATAATCTTTTTTCAGAAAGACCATTTATACCAAATATACTAGTTGAATTATCTAAAAATAGATTTTCTCCTACGAAAAGATTTTTCATTATACCAGCCCCACCACCTACTGTAAAAGCTCCTCCAGAAGTTGAACTTATAGAATTAAAAGTAGTATTTATACTTATACCTCCATTTGAAACTAAAGAACCTGTTAAAATACTATTACTTTCAAATGTATTACCAATAATAACATTTCCATCTTGTATTAATAAATTTTGTAAAGGTTCGACTGTAATTGTTTTTAAACGTATATTAGCCATTATTTATATATAAATATAATTTATTTTTGAATCAAACTTTAATGTGTGTTTTTATTAGATAATTATTTTTAATGTTTTTTAATGTTTTTTGATCTACTTTTTTTGTTTAATAAATAACATATTTCGTTCTATATAAAATAAAAATAAATATCGTTATCATAAAGGATGTTTGAACGACCTATTTTATTTTATAGCGAATATTGTATTCATTCAACAAATTTTATTAATGTATTAATTAAACACCAAGAACTATGTGATGCTTTTGTAAAAGTAAATATAGATGTAGATCTTAAAAGTAAAAAGAGACCTGAAATTTTTTATAATGTACAAAATGCATTAAATTATAAAATAGTAGAGGTTCCTACTATAATTTTATCTGGTGGAGAATATGTTTTAACTGGTGTAGAAGCATTTAAATGGTTAGAAGCACAAATAATAGAAGAAAATGTAGAAGAACTGACTGGTTTTAATCCTGTAGAAATGGGATCCTTTTCTGATAGTTATTCTTCTTATGGTAATATTGGTTTAAATGATGATGTAAGAGAACAGTGTTTTAAATTTATAGGTAAACCTGATATAAAAATAAATACACCAGAAGAGACTGGAGGGAATATATCAAGTGAAGAATATAATTTAAAACAACGAGAAAGAGAAAATTTTAATGTACCTAAATCAAATGATCCAATAAAATCACCACAAATAAATTTGGATAGAACTCTTTTTACGAATCGTGAAAATTTTGGAAATACTTCTCAAAAACAAAAAGAACTTGATACAAGGTATCAACAAATGTTAGCAGATAGACAATTATAAACAATTACAGACACGGACAATTATAGACACGGACAATTACAGACACGGACAATTTAAAAAAAGTAATTTAAAAAATAAGATTCATTATTCTAAAATGAATAATAATGAATCTGATAAATATGTAATGTTTTCTACTTTATGTGGTGTTTTATTGACTATAAGTGAATTACTACCATATATAAAAAATATAAAAAGTAATGGAATTATGCAATTTATAACAGAAACTTGTTTTACATTATTAAAAAAATCTAAACCTCATAATGATGGAGCAAATGATGTAAATGCAAGATTATTAGAAAATTTTGTAGATGAAAGATTTAATAGAAGTGATAACTTGCCGTATATTGACAGCGTCAGTAAAGGTGAAGAAGAAAATATGCGTTCTAATAGTGTAATTAATACAAATAAATGTATAAAAATACTTGCTGATAATATAACTATAACTTTTAATTCACCACAAGAAGTTAAAATAACTTGATATTATAAAAAAAACATAAAAAATGAAAAAAATGTAAAAAATAAATAATCATCGTCTTTAATAGAGCTATTTTTATAATAGTTTGTATTTGTTGGAAAACTATAACTTGTTTTTGTTGTAAAACTATCTTTTGTAATTTCTGTAGTTTTTGTTGTAAAACAAAAACTGTCTTCTACAAAGTTACTTTTTTGTTTATCATCACTACCACTACCACCAAAATAAGTTGTTCCATTAACTGTGCATTTATCATTAATTTCTACTTCTACTTCAAGTTCTTTAGTAAAAATAAGTGGTGCAAATAGTAAAAAAGTTTTCATTTAAAAATAATCTGTTTAATTTATTTTTAAATTATAAAATTTTCATTTTTTTTATTTATCAACATTTTTCTTTTATCAACCAGCATTTTAACATGTTACAAATTTATTTTTAACACTTGAGAACATGCCAGGATAAGATGGATCTTCATATCTATAATGAACATGACTTTCTAGAGTTTTTGCCATAAATGGTACCTTACCCTTTACTTTATATGAAGCTGGGCATAGAATTGTAAAGGTGACTGTACCTTTTTCATTTGTTTTAACCATTCCGCTACTACCAAATCCTTTATATGCTTCTTTAGGATCTTCAAAAATTTCATCTGACGGATTAGATGCCCAATAAATAACATTTACATTAGGAGGTAAATCTACAAGTTCTACATTAACTAATTTTCCAGTTGCTGTACTATTTTCATCTTTAGGAAATGGAATATAAGTAGGTGCTAAAAATGGTAAATAAAAATCTCTATTTCTCAAATAATAAAGACCAGATAAACCAATAGCGATACCTAAGAATGATAAGATAGTTTTATTAGTTGTAATTAAATTAAAAGCATTCTTTTTAAAAACATATATAAAAATGTAGTTAATTGCTCCAATAACAAGTAATGCTCTAGATAATATTTGTAAATAAATACTTTTATCCATATTACTAATAGAGGATAATGTATTAATCATTAGTGTTTTTTAATATATAATATTAATTTAATTATTTATAATTAATATTAAAAAAAATTTTTAAAGTTTTTTCATAGTAACCTTGTAAACTTTATCTCCATAAGTAAGCATACTAGACATAGCATTAACTCCAGGATAAATATTTAAAATAGTAGAAATTTTAGAGCATTCTTCTAAAACAGCTGATGTAAAAGCTTCTGATTTATCAGGAACTTCAGAATTGTTAATAATGGTTTGGTCAAAGTTATCAGTAAAAATTAATTCATAATCAAAGTCGAATGATGACATGTATATTATTTATATTATTACTAAATATAAAAAAATTTTAAAATAAATTTCTAATTAATTGTATATTCCCATTCGCATTCATTTACTACTCTTTTATTTTTTATAATATCTCTTATTTTTACATAAGTAATACCTGTTTTAATATTCAATTCAGTTATAGATTTATAAATTTTAATTTCTTTATTATGAATATTTGTACTTTTTATAGATTTGGCTTTTTTACTACTTTTTATTGGTAACGTATAATTTTCTAATAAAATTTTAGGACATTCTGTAATTCTCATAAAATACGCATTATCAAATGTGGATTTATTTTCTAATATTAGATTAATTTTATTATTACCAATTTTGTATAAAGTTCTCATTTCTCCAATACCAGTTAAAAATTGGAGAATTTGCGTTTGTTCTAAATTTACTTTTACAATATAATTATATTCTGGTTGGTTATTTTCAATTGTCTCTTTTATATTATTTACAATATTTGGATTTTGTTTATGTTCAACAAATAACCATCTAGATTCTTTATAAACGGTATTGTTTTTTATTGCCTTTTGTATAGATTGTTTATCATAATCATTATTTTCACGTAAAGCATAAATCATACTTGGATAAATTTTTTTAATAACATTTAAATTGTCTGGATCAATTTCTTGAATCTTTCTTCCACGAGAACCTTGGGTTGTGTTTGTTTGTAGGATATTGGTTGGTGATATTGTATTAATTGGTGGTAAGGTATTAATTGGTAAAGTTTCAGGTAAAGTGTTAGTTGAATTTTTAATTAAATTACTTTGTATATTTTTCAAGATTGTATTGTTTTCTTTTAATAAATCTAATAATTCTGAATTAACGATATGTTCATTCGATTCTTTCCAAAACATATACTTTTCATATTTATCTATTTCTTCTTTTACAGTTCTAACCAATTGATTATAATTAAATGTATCACTTAATTTGACAACTTCTTTTGAAATATGATTATTAATTTTTTCTTTATATAAATGTTGCCTAATAGTGACTAAAATATTTTGTTCAACTTCTCTATAATATTTGCATTCAAAAAAATCAGTAAAAGAACATTTTCCAAAAACATCTTTTAAATTATTTTTTCTTGCATTAATGTCGTTTGTAGATCCTATTTTTATTTTGTCATCATCAATTTCTGCTAAATAAATGCATTTCTTAGATTTAAATTTATCTATTAAAAACTTGTGTTTATCAAGTCTACTTTTTATTTGGTAATCTTTTTCTTTATTTTGTAATTCGTTATCTTTTTCTCTTATTAAAGCTTTTTGTTCTTGTACTAATGTTTTTTGTTCTTCTAGTTGATGCTGCAATTCTTTTGATTGATTAAAAATAATATCGTCTAATATATCACTTGTCCATTTACGAAATTTTTTAGCTATTTCTTTTTTACTACTATAAAGTAAACGATAAACACCTCTACTTGTTAAAAAAATAGTATCTTGAAGCGTACCTTGAGGGTCGTATACTTTCCTTACGACCCTCTCATCTTCATCATAATTTTGTATTGATTGTCTTATATTTAAAATATCCAATGTTTTAGCAACATCATTTGCTTTAAAACAATAAATTTTTTTATCGTCTATATTTTCTTCTAATATGGAAATTGGATTATTTTCAAATGCCTTAACAATACAATTATTATCAGTTTTAATTTCTTCAATCATAGGACGTATATTGTATACATCAGTAAGTAATTTTATTTTTAAATTAAAAATGCTTTAAACTATATTAAAAATTTTTTTATTGTATTATAATAAGCGCGTTCAAAATGAATAACAAGGAATTAACTTTATTATTAGATAATTTGCCTGTTGGTATTCTTCGTTTTGACACTGATAAAAATTGTATTTATGCTAATAAGTTTATAGTAACTTTATGCGGTATTGGTAATAAATGTCATAATACATTAAAAAAGCTAATTGAATTAATACATCCTGATGATAAAAAAAGAGAAATAGAAATTTGTCAAAATTTTTTATCTAAAAGGGAAGAATGTGAAAGTACATTTAGAATTTTTAATAAAAGTGCAAATGAATATAGATGGTACAATAATAAAAGAATATTTATAAAAAATAAAGAAATATTCATGTATACCATTCAAGATATTAATGATAATAAACTTTTAGAAATAAAATTGCGAGATGAGACCATGAAAGCAGAGGATGCTTACAATCACAAGTCTATTTTCTTGGCAAACATGAATCATGAACTACGTACACCACTGAATGGTATAATAGGCATGTTAACATTATTAGAAGATACTAAATTATCAAATGACCAGCAAGATTATATGTATATGATAAAGGAATGTTCATTAAATTTAATGACAATTATTAATGATATTTTAGATTATTCTAAATTAGAAGTTGGTAAAATAACATTGGATATAAAAACTATGAATTTACTTGAATGTATTGAATCTACAAATGATATTGTTTTATCAAAAATATATGAAAAATCATTAGATTATACATATAATATAGATCCAAATATAAATGAATTTATAGAAGGAGATTCAAATCGTTTAAAACAAGTTTTATTAAATTTAATTAGTAATTCTATTAAATTTACAGATAAAGGCAATGTGTTTTTGAATATTACAGAAATAGATAAAGATACGTTTACAAAATTAAAAAGATTACATTTAAATAATTTAAAAAATGATGAAATGTATGATTTATATATTCGTTTTGATATAACAGATACAGGATGTGGTATTCATAAATCAGAAAGAAAAAAGCTGTTTAAATCTTTTAGTCAAGTAAATAATCATGTAACTTCAAAAATATATCAAGGAACAGGATTAGGTTTAGCTATAAGTAAAGAACTTGTAGAATTAATGAATGGATTTATATGGTTAGATAAGAGTGAAGTAAATAATGGTTCGATATTTTCATTTGTTGTACCTACAAAAAAATGTTTAGAAGAATCTACTCTTTCTGATACAACATCTGATAATGTATTAAAAGGCGCAAATGTATTAATTGTTGACGATGTTTTGCATAATAGATTATCTTTAACTACCATGGTTACAAAATGGGGCATGAAACCATATTGTTTTAGTAATAGTGAAGAAGCTTTGCATTTTACTCGTTTAACACCATTTGATATAGGTATTATTGATATATGTATGCCAAAAATAGATGGATATCTTTTTGCTCAAAAATTAAGAGAACAAGAAGAATATGATAACAAGACATTTCCGTTAATAGCATTGTCTTCTTTAGGTGATAAAGAAATATCTAAATCTAAATTTTTCAAGACGCATTTAATAAAGCCTGTAAAAGAATCTCGCTTAAAAAAGATTTGTAAAAATTTTTTACATGAAAGAATTGACATTAAAAATGAATGTAATACAGATAAATCAGAAACTCAATTTGTACAAACTTCATCACATGTATCCTTAGATACATATATAGATAGGAATCATTTGTCTGGTTTAAAAGATAACATAAGAATTTTAATAGCTGAAGATGTATATATTAATCAAAAGGTAATTGTAAGTTTTTTAAACAAGCTTGGATTCTCAAATGTAGAAATTGTAGATAATGGTAAAAAATGTTTAGATCTAGCTTTAGAAAATAGTTATGATATTATTATTTTAGATATAAAAATGCCTATAATGACAGGTGATATGGTACTATTAGAAATAATAAAAGAATATAAAATTAAAGAAAAAACAGTACCTTATATTATAGCAGTTACAGCATATTGTTTACGAGAAGATAAAGAAAAATATTTGAAAATTGGTTTTAATGATTATATATCTAAACCTATATCTATGAATGACTTGAAAAAAAGTTTAAATACATATATAGAATCTTTGTTAAAAAACTAATCTTTTTGGTAAATCTTTGTTTAATCTTTTTGGTAAATCTTTGTTTAATCTTTTTGGTAAATCTTTGTTTAATCTTTTTGGTAAATCTTTTTGTTAAATCTTTTTGGTAAATCTTTGTTTAATCTTTTTGGTAAAGCTTTTTTTAAAAAGCTTAGATTAGATCATATTATATATGTTTTCATTATTACCTATATGAATTTGTGACAACTTTTTATATAAAATTGAAAAATCCAAAGTATCTTCTGGATCATTTTTAACAATATAATCAAATTGATCATCTTTAATATCATCTAAATCACATTCAGAAATATGATTACTTAAAATATCATATACATTTTTATCTCCGTTAGATTCTTGTAAAAGTCTTTGATGATTTCTTTTAGGTGCATGTATTCTTATTAAAACTGTATTTTTTTGTGATTTAAACCATTCTAATTCATTCTTAAATCGTATGTCGCATGTTGTAATTGCTTTAACTCCTCGTCCTTGTAAAATTTGTATCCAATTTTGATAATATTTAATCCAAATATCTTTTCCAAATACATCTCTACCAAATTCGGTACCTTCTTTTTGTAAGAGTTGTCTTGTCTTTTCATTTTTTTTAATAAACACATCTTCGTATGAAATACATTCTTTAGTCATGACATTTACTTTAATTTGATCTGCAAGAGAAACTTGCAATGTTTTTAATTTTAGTTTATTTTCTAAAAATGGAATAAAATAATGTTCGGTAATAAAATCTTTACCACATCCCATTTTTGATGAAATACCTATAATCATTGTTTTGTTCATTTAATTAAAACAAGTTTTAATTAAAATTAAATTTTTTAATTATTGTTGTAATTTGTAATAGAGTCTTCTAATATTTCTTTTACAAGCGATACATCTATTTGAATTTTTTTTAAATAATTTTTATATTCTGTACTATACCCATTTTCCGCTTTATGTAATAATCCTGTAGTATGATCTAATAAAACTGTACATCCAGAAAATATTTTTAATATTTTTAAATATTTATCTGATAACATATCATATTTAATTTTTGGAACAGTTGTTCTTAACATTCTCTCATAACGTTCTTTCATATCTTGCATACTTTGTATAATAACATTTTCTCTAAATTCTTCTACCAAATTTGAATGTTCAGCGATTAATTCGTTATGTTTATTTTCCAATTTGATAAAATTTTCATATAAATCATTGTACTCTTCTTTATCACTTGGATCCATTTATTATAATACATTAAAAAAAAAGTAATTAAAAAAAATTTAGCTTTATTAATTATTATTCCCATTCTAATTTGTCATCTTTATAATTTTTAGACTTGTACAAGTTGTAAAACATTTTTTTAAGTGCAGAATAGTGAGGTTTTTCATCAAAATCCAGATTTTTTACATATTTTAAAAATATAATAAATTCTTTAGGCATTCCTAAGCAAAGGTCTTCTATAGAAGTTTTATCCTTTTTCTCACCAATTAGTTCATAACGTTTGTTTTTGTCTTTATTTTTTATTCCTTGCCACGGTAATTTTTCTTTATAGAGATAAACAAGTAAATACCCGATTGATTCTAGGTCATCTTTTCTAGATTGTTCTCTTCCCTTATGTGAAGAAATGCTTGAATACCTAGCAGTTCCACAAAACTTTTTATTTTCACAAAATGGTATATGACAACCATTTTTTTTAACATATTTTTTAGCTAATCCAAAATCTATACAGTATAATTTAGTTGGATCTGTATGACCTAATACGAAATTATCAGGTTTAATATCTCTATGTATAAATCCCTTACTATGTATATGTTTTAAAACAGATATCATAGAAATAGCTAATGATATAATTGTCTGCATATTAAATCTTTTGTGTTTATTTAAAAGTTCCTCTAAAGACGACCCTAATAAATCCATTACGATAATTTTTCTATCATTGTATTTTATTATTTTCATTTCAGCTATCCCATTTTCTCTATCTGAAATATGTTTATATACTTTTGCTTCCTCTAATAAAGAATGAAGTCCATCTCTTTCATCGTTTAAAATTGGTATTTTTAAAGCGACTAGTTCGCCAGTTTTCTTATTCTTTGCTTCAAAAACATCTCCAAATGATCCTGAATTTATATATTTAGTAACTGTATAACGATTAATATCAGTTCCTATTAATTTATGAACTTTTTCCAATTCTTTTTTATTCATCTATTAAAAATTTGATATATACAGATAAAAAAGGAAATGGATAAGAACCCACTAATTTAAATAATTAATTATATATTTATTTAATTTTTTCTTGTAGATTCTCTATTTTGATATTTAAATTGATATAGCGTAAATGAATGTATTTGCAATAAATAAAGTCGGTTGCATAATATTAAATGCTTGTCCAGAACCATTATTGTCAACTGTAATACCAGTAGTAGAAGATGCTGTAGTTACGTTTAAATCTGTTTGATCAGCGGCAACTTCTCCTGGAAGTGCAGAGACAGTTTGATCATTTGTATTATTTGTATAACTATGAGAGTGACCTGGATCTGTTATTCCATGATTATGTGATGGCATTTGATTAATTGTCATAGTATGTGTTTCAGAACCAGCATAAGTACCCATAGTTCTATTTGTTAATCCACTACCAGTACCAATATTACCAGGAACTCTTCCTCTCAAGTCAGGTAAGTTGAATGTAGTTCCACTTGCACTTCCAAATGAAGTTCCTATCATATTAAATAATCTTGGATAATCTTCTCTATTCAAGCTTCTTCCATCGCAAAGTACCCATCCATTGTGATCATTTAGTGCAACTGATTGTTTAATATCACCAATTTTTTGAGGTCTGATAAATGACCAATCGTTAATATCTTTGTTATATAATTTTAAAGCCCCGTATTCTTTATAATTTGATCTACTTTGCATTATACTATACACCAAGATTTTATTTTTTTTGAACGCACTAAATAAATATATAAAAATAAATATGAAAAATAAATATAAAATTATATATAAACAAAGGATATTATATAATTTTTATGTAAAAATAAACTTTAATTTTTATATAATGTTTAAGTTACGTTGTGTGCGAGTTTAGATAAGAAAACTATGAACGGCTGCACTTTGTATAACGTTTGATGAATAATCACTTGAGATAGTATAATCTGATGAGCTACTTGAGCTAGAGCTACTTGAGCTACTTGAAGAGCTACTTGAGCTGCTTGAGCTACTTGAGCTACTTGAGCTACTTGAGCTACTTGAGCTACTTGAACTACTTGAGCTACTTGATGGTGATTTTTTAACTTTCTTTTTCTTATTCTTTTTTTTTATGTTGTTTTTTATTATCGGCATTTGAATTGGTGGGTTATTTGACATTTTTTTTTATACTATTAAACAATAAAAAAAATTTTCGTAATTTATGTTTTTTATGTTAAAAATAAATAAATCAACTATCGTGGTATATATAAGATCTAGGTTGTCTGCAATTAAAATGTTTAAAGTATTTTAAAGTTGTTATGCATTGTAAAGTTGTTATGTATTAAAGTTGTAAAGTTGTTATGTATTATTATGTATTATTTTATGAGCTAGAGCTACTTGAGCTGCTAGAGCTAGAGCTGCTTGAACTAGAGCTACCTGAACTAGAGCTACTACTTGATCTACGGCTACTTGAACTAGATTTATTTGAAATTTCTATTTCTACTTCTACTTCTATTTTTTTATCGTTTTCTTTTATTTGCGGTTTATCTGTCATTTTTTTGGTTTTGTTTTTGGTTTTATACTATTATAAAATAAAAAACAAATATACAATTCGTGTTTTTTAAATAAAATAAATAAATCAGGTATTATAACCATTATAAATGATAATGTGTAGAATCTGAGCGACATGTACTACAAGTACTTGTATAACTATCTGTATAACTATCTGTATAACTATCTGTATCTGTATAACTATCAGAATCTTGATCCAAGTCTTGTCCAACATTATAAATTTCTTTAATTCTTTGATTTTTTTGTAATTCTTTCTTTTTTATAATATCATTTTGGTTACCAATGTCATTTGGGGTGTCAATGTCATTTGGGATGTCAATGTCATTTGGAGTGTCAATGTCATTTGGAGTGTCAATGTCATTTGGATATTCTTTTTTAGTAATTTGATTTTCTCTAATATTATTTTTATTATCAATGACAATTTCTTCTTTTTTGTTTAATTTAGATTCTTTATTCATATTATTAGTTATATATAGTAATAATAAAAAAATTATTAGTATATAGTGTTTTTAATAGTTAAAATAAACATTATAGGTAATGTGTTTATATTTTTTAATTATTCTTTTAATTTTTTGAGTAATTCTTCCAAGTCAATTTTCCAAAGTTCTTCTGGTGTTTTTGATTGTATAAATAACAAACTTTTCTGTTTTGATTCGCAATTTCTATTTAATTCTTGTATTTTTTCAAGAGTCAATGAATAAATAGGTAGTTTCAACAAGTAATCATAACTCGAATCGTCTTTTGGATAATTTCCATTTTCTAAAGATTTTATTATAAAATCTTTTGATTTATTATTAATTTGAAGAATACCATTTATATATTCTTTTATAAATCTAGCTTTTGAATCTAATAATAATAATTCTTTTTCTAATTTTTCTGTAATGTAAATCTTACGTTTTTCATAATAGTCTATTCTAATATCATAAAAGCATCCTAGTATATCTAATGGAGAATTATATTTTGTCAAGATAAGATTTTCATTAAAGAGATACATATTATTTGTACTAAATGATTTTGTCAATTTTAATTCTTTTTCAACTGTTCCAGATTTAATAAGATGTTCTAAATCACTTTCGTTTTTAAATTCTATTATAAAAATAATATCATCATTTTCATCCTTTGTTTTATTTTGTACATCTTTTAATTCAAACTTTTTCTTTTTTTCTTTTACATCATTCTTTTTATAAGATCCTACTTTTTCAACAAAAGATTCTAATAATTCTTTATAATTTGTAACTCCTGTCCCAACAGGTATTTCTGTAACTTTGATTTGTTTATCAGATATACGTTCCCATTTACCTTTTGTAATATATGTTCCAGGAATATCACATTCCTCTATAGTTCCATGAAAACCTTTAAAATATGGTTTCATAGGTAATGGTTTGAAATTCTCATTATCTATCATATTTATTAGATTATGAATAATTTCCTTTGGATTATAACTAGGTATATAAGTTGAATAACCAGTACCAATACCTTCACAGCCATTTACTAATACCATTGGGATAATAGGTAAATACCACTCTGGTTCAATTTGCATACCATCATCATTTAAAAAATCTAATAGTGGTGTATCATCTGGGTTAAATAATGTCTGTGTCATATCTGAAAGTCTTGTAAAAATATATCTTGGACTAGCTGCATCTTTTCCAGCTTGTAAACGACTACCAAAATTACCATCTGGATATAACAAGTTAATATTATTAGTTCCTACAAAATCTTGAGCTAAATTAACAATTGCTCCTTGTAAAGAAGCTTCGCCATGATGATAAGAAGTTTCAGCAGAAACATATCCTGATAATTGTGCAACTTTAATAAGATCAGTTTTGTTTCTTTTTAACATGTAATATAAAATTTTTCTTTGACTCGGTTTTAATCCGTCACATAAACTTGGAATAGATCGTAAATTATCATATATAGAAAAATGAATAAGTTCTTTGTTAATAAGATCTTGATAACTAACACGGTTTTCTTTTATATTAATATAAATAGATTTATCATAATTTGATAACCATGTTTTACGTTTATCTGTACATTTAATAACAGAATTACTATTTGTAGTTGATTCATCTATACTTGTAGATAAATTATTTTTAATATTTTTATCTTTTTGAAATGCTAAAAGAATAGATTCATCGCATAAATTATCTTTGTAATAATAATCTACTTGAAGTTTTTGTAAACGTCCAAAAATATCTTTTGCATCTTCTTTTTTAGAAGTACCAAGACCCTTAAAATATTTAATTTGATAACTACCCAAGTTAGGCTGACTACCATTTAACCCCCCAGATTCTTTCCATTTAATATAATCTTGTTCTGTAAAAAATTCAATTACATTTTTACTTTTAATAGCTTTGACAATAGGTGTTCGTAATGTTTGGATATAATCTAATTTCATAAGACTTGGCCACCAACAATGGAAAAGATTAACGATAAGACTTTTAATATGAGAACCATCTACATCTGAATCTGTAAGTAACATTATCTTGCCATATCTTAATTCAGAAGTATCTTTATAAACACGGTCTTGTTTTAATCCTAAAATTTGTTTAAGATTATTTATTTCTTCATTTCCTATTAATTGTGAAATAGTTGCATCTCTAATATTCAAAACTTTTCCACGTAATGGAAAAGCTCCATAACGTTCTGGTCCAACTACTGATCTTCCCCACATTGCAAATGTTTTAGCCGAATCTCCTTCTGTTAAGATAAGAGTACATTGATTTGATTTAGCAGTTCCTGCCCAAAGAGCATCTTCAAGTTTTGGTATAAATACTTTATTTGCCTTTTTACCGTCTGTTTGTTTACTTAATGAAGCAGTTTCTTTAAGTTTACAAAATTCTACGATTTCTTCTGTAATGGAACTTTTATAAATTTTATTTATAAATTGATCACTGACAGTTACATTACATCCGAAATCTTTTGATTGTGTAGTTAATTGTTCTTTTGTTTGACTATTAAAAGATGGATTTGCAACTGTTGCTCTTAAAAATAAGAATAATTTGTCTTTTATAAAGTTTGGTTTTAATTCTTTAAGTTTTTTCTTTTCTTCCAACATTTTTTTTAATTTGTTAATAATTTGATAAAGTATATAATCAACATGTTTTCCACCATTGATTGTAGAGTTTCCATTTACAAAAGAAACTTGTTCAAATGTATTATATGGAACGATTGCATATTCCCAGATATATTCTACAAGTTCACCACTTTTTGTTTTAATCTTTTCAATATGAGATTCACTAATTACTTTTTCATCTTCAAAAAAGTATTTTGTATAATCGTTTAATCCTTTACCGCGTAACTTTTCACCATTTAAATAAATCTGAACATTTTCATTTGTACATGCAATGCAGTCAATTACACGTTTTCTAATAAGTAAAACTATATCGTCATCTAATCCTGACATTTCAAATCTTGCGTAATCTGGTATAAATGAGATTTTTGTATAACTTTTACTTGAATTTGTTGTAATTTTTGCTTTTGTACGTTCTGTCATATTTTCACTAAATTCTTGATAAAATTTCTTTTTACGTTCGCTATCTATAGTTTCTACAATAAATCGTTTTGAATACACTGAAACAATTTTTGACCCAAGACCATTCGTCCCAGCTCCAGTTCTAGTTGACGAATCGTCATAATTACTACCTGAAAGAAGATTTCCGAAAATAAGTTCTGGTATATACATATTATGTTCTTTATGAAGTTCTACTGGAATACCTGTTCCATTATTAGTTACACTTATCTCACCAGTTGTAACGTCATAGTCAACTTTAATAATAGTAACAGTTTTGTCACGTGTAGAATGATCAGTGGCATTTGTAAGAATTTCATCAAAAATTTTCATAAAACCTGGACTATATTCGATCATCTTTTTTTCCATTTTAATTTTTTTATCATTTGTATCTTTTGCAATCCACAATTCTTCCATTTGTTTTTTAACACTGCCAATATACATACCACCACGGTGCAATATATGCTCTCTTTGTGTTAACTTTTTATAAGTTTCTTCAAGTGTTTTTTTCGTCATAGTTATTTTGTGTATATTTATGTTAAAATTCAATTATTTATTTTTTTTATATTTTGCTCTTTTTTCGTAAATTATTAGTAATTAATTTTATTTATTATATTAAGTAAGAGACAATTCATAATGCCTAAACATCTAGTGAATAACAGAATTGATTATCAAAATATATATGGTTTAGTAGCAAAACATGATTTGTGGTTAAATCAAGGTGTAAAAACTATAGATTCTCCTACATTTGCAAATATAATAGTATCTGGTGATAGTACAATCAAGGGTAATTTATATGTAGAAGGAAATACAACAATACTTAATACAAATGTAATTGAATTTGAAGATAATATAGTAGTATTAAATAGATTAGAAACTGGATCAGGTGTTACATTAAATCAATCAGGTATTGAAATAGATAGAGGTGTACTCGAGAACTATCGTATTGTATATAACGAATCGGATAATTTATTTAAAACTGGAGTTATAAGTAATTTACAAGCTGTTGCTCATAGAGAAGATATTCCATTACAAAATGGAATTATGATGTGGAATGAAGGTACAAAAAAAATGGAAGCAAAAGGAAGTATATCAATAGATTTAATACAAACATCTAGTACAAATGCAACAAGTGCAAGTACAGGATCTATTATTGTTAATGGAGGTATGGGTATAAGAAATGACATATGGTCTGATGGTAAGATTTATTTAAGAGGATCAAATCATCTTTATCAAAGTATTATATATACAGATACAACTACTAATAATTTATCACTTGTTTCATCTTTTGATATTAAAATGTTACCTGTTAGAAACACTATTTTTCCATATAATAGTTTAATAGGATTGGGTGGTACATCTGAAAGTATTAGTGCTGATAGTATAACGAAAAATATAAGTATAGAAAGTTCTGGAAATATAGATTTCTTTTTAGGTGCAAATAAAAAATTACGTATCCCTAATCAAGTTCCTATTACTTTTGCCACACAAAATGAACAAATTTATACAGATAGTTCTAATAATATGGTGATAGGTAGTGGACAAGATATTATATTAGAACCTGGAGCTAATAGAATAATTAAGGTACCTGTAGATATTTCATTAGTTTTTTCAAATTCTAATCAAAAGATTAATGCAAATTTAAATAATGATCTTACATTAAATGCTGGTAACAATATTTATTTAATTCCAGGACAAGAATTAAATGTATGTATTCCAACTGATAGAGGTATAAAGTTTGGTAATAGTGGGTATCAACAGATATTAGCTGATAGTAATAATGATTTAAGAATTATTTCTGATCATAACATTTATATAGCTTCTCATGGTGAAATAAATATTACTAGAAATATACCTTTAACATTTGGTGGGAATCTTCAGTATATTAAAGAATCTTATGGCAATTTATTATTTGGAGCAGATAATAATATTAAAATAATCGAAACTGATTTATTTTTAAGTAGTGAAAATGATAGTGGAACAGGTACATCTGGATCTATTTATACAATGGGTGGGATAGGTGCAGAAAAAAAGATTTATACAAAAGAAGGAATAATTATAGATACTACATTAGAAGATACATCTTTTGTTTTATCAAAAAATTCTCAGGATCTTTTCAAGATTGATACTACATCTTTTGGAGTAATAGATATTAATACTGGAGATGGTACAACTGGATCATTAAATATAAAAAGTACATCTAATACAGATTTTCAGTCTTTATTACAATTAAAGAATAATATAGATGTAGTTAATGGTTATAGTATAGGTAGAGGAAGTAGTACTTTATATTCCGGAAGAGTTCTTTCATTAAATATTCCTAAATATACAGCATATGATTCTATAGGGGATAGACCAAAGTTTGTTATAACAAGTGATGACTGCAAGACAGAATTATTTAGTATAGAGACAGATACTGGTAATATTGTATCAAAGGGAACTTTTGGATTAAGAGGAACCGAACCAGCTACAAATTCTTCTACTGCATCCTTTATTGTATACGGTGGTTTAGGTGTTGTAAAAAATATTATTAGCAGTGGTACTTTTAAGACAAATGTAAATTCTACAAATGCTTTTTCTGTAGAAACTACATCTGAAATAGTTGCATTAAATATAGATACACAAAATATTACAACAACTGTAAATGGTACTTTACTTGTAAATAATAGTGATAACTTTTTTGTAAATGATAATATTGTAAGTACAGATAATAATACAAAGATAAATAATACAGATAATGCAAATGATATTTCATCTGGTGCTTTAGTTGTTTCTGGTGGAGTTGCTATACAGAAAAGTTTAAGAGTAGCTGGAGAAACAACAATGTACAGTACATTAAATCTTTTAGATAATTTTATTATAAATGTAAAAACTCCTATAAGATCAAAGGATGTAGCTACAAAAGAATATGTTGATTTAGCTGCATTACGTGGTATGTATATTAAAAATTCTGTTCAAGTTGCTACAACAACTAATATGAATTTAAATATAGATATTATAGTAGGTACTATTATTGATGGATATACTTTAAAATTAAACGATCGTATTTTAATTAAAGATCAAACTAACCAAGTAGAAAATGGTATGTATATAGTTAATAATTCTGGTATTCCTTCAAGATCATCTGATTTAATCGAGGGTGATCATGCAGCTGGTGTATATGTTTTTGTACAATATGGTACTCTTCAAAAATCTACAGGTTGGGTTTGTCATACTCCAGTTGATCAAGATATTACTGGAACAGATCCTATTACTTTTGTACAATTTACAGGTTTAGGAGAAGTAGATGCTGGGGATGGTTTATCAAAGGATTTTAATAGACTTGATATAAATGTAGATGATAATAGTATTGAAATAGTTTCAGATATTTTACGTATTAAAAGTACTATTGCTGGTACTGGATTAACTGGTGGTAGTGGTTTACCTTTAGAGACTACAAGCGATCAAACTCATGTTACAAAAATAGGAACTATTGATACAGGTATATGGGAAGCTGATACAATAAATGTATCTTATGGTGGAACTGGTTCTACATTCTTTTCATTTGGTTCTTTATTAATTGGTAATGGAAGTGGAGGTATAAAAGATGATTCTAAATTATATTATAATGATATTTTGAAATATTTAAGTATAGGTACTGAAAATCCTTCTGCAAATTTACACGTAGCAAATGTAAATGATGCTAGAATTTTATTAGATGCTGATATAGAATCTACATCTCTCCTTTCTAGGCCACAAATAGAATTTTCATATTCTGGAGATACAAAATCTTTTATAGGTATGTCTAGAGATTATAATGATTTTGCCAATGATATATATCCTGATAGTTTAGTAATTTGTAATAATAAAGTTGACGGATCATCAAAAATACAATTATCTACGAATAATCAAAGTCGTATTACTATATTATCAGATGGAAATATTGGTATAAATACTAGTACACCTAGTGTATCATTTGAAATAGACGGGACATTTAAATCAAATGGGATAGTAATATTTACATCATCTACTGATTCTACAAATATATCGAATGGTTCATTTATTGCTAATGGGGGTGTTGCTATACAAAAAAGTTTACATGTAGGTGGACAGACTATATTTTTAAATGAAACTCCATCTACTTCTTCATTAGAAGCATCTGTTGTAATAAAGGGTGGTTTATCTATTGGATCAGGTGAAAATGCTAGTAATGTTGGAAATGGTGGTGGATTAACTGTATTAGGTGGTGGTTCTATTAGTGGTGATCTTTATGTTGGTGGTTCTATTAATGGAAGTGGGAGTAGTTCAAGCACTTATGCTTATCTTACATTAACAGCAGCAGATAATGCAACTGCTTTTGATGAGGGTGCTCTTGTTTCATTCGGAGGTATAGTTATTCAAGCTGATGCAAATGCGCAAAGTTTAACAAATGGTGGTGGATTTTTAGTAGCAGGTGGAGCAAGTATAGGAAAGGATGTATATATGGGAGGTAATAATTATTTATACGGTACAAGTAATTATTATTCGTCAAATACAAATGTGATATCATTTTATGATGGTTCAACTTTGAATTTAAGATATACATTAGATAGAGATATATATAATAATGATTTTTCAATATCTAGATATGATAATTCAAGTAATTTTATAGAAAAGATATTTAATATAGATGGTAATAATGGAACTGTTAAATTTTATAATAGTACATCATCTACATCACCTACAACTGCTTCTTTTGTTTTAACTGGTGGAATGAGTATTAATTCTACTAGCGTTGCTACAAATATTACAAATGGTGGATGTATTACAGCTATGGGTGGTTTAAGCGTATCCAAGAATGTATTAATTGGTCAAAATGCTAAAATATATTCCACGATAGAAAGTGTGTCTTTAACTACAGGTGCTTTAACTATAAGTGGCGGTGTAGGTATTATGAAGAATATTAATATAGGTGGATCTCTTTCATATATTGGAAATGGAAAGTTTGATACAATAAATAATACATCAGGATCAGTAGTTTGGACATATATTGGTAGAATTAGAGATGTTTCTACATCAAAATGTAAAGTTCAGTTTACGCATAATAATTATACAATAGATTTTGTGGCATCATCATCTGGTATGTTTCATAATACTTATGGTGATTATGGTGATTATGGTGATTATAGTGATAGTGGTTTGATTATTATAGTTTACAAAGACAGTAGTAATAATTATCATTTATTTTCAAAAACTCCACAAAATTCAACAACATTTGTACACATTTTATATAAAACAGAAACATCTTTTATAATAGTAAATGAAGGAACTGGTAGTGAACCAAATGGTACAAATAGTGGATATACTAATTCTTGGACTAACGAATACATATCTACATCAGAGTCTACTATTCCTATAAGTTGTGGAGATTTAGTTGTACAAGATTTTTCATCATCTGATAATTTTCCTATATTTGGACGTAATAATGATAATACCGTTAATTCACGTAATTTAGGTATAGCATTTAGTAGATATCAAACATCTAATAATAGTGGTACTGGAGAGATTGTTACGGATGGTTATATATTTACTGATTTACTACCAAATCAGGTTACGGCAAATAATACTCAAATAAAGTTTAGTAATGAAACAAGTTCTATAGATAATTATTATAATGGATGGTGGATAAAGGTAGTTTCTGGTACAAATGTTGGACAAGTACGTAAAATTATTTCTTATAATGGTGCTCAAAGAGTTGCTACTATAGATACACCATGGATAGGAGTAAATCCTAGTATTAATGATACTATATATTTTTACAATGCTCAATATGTTTCAATGTATTTTGATGATTCTCTTAAAAAGTTTAATCTAGTGTATAATACTCGTGACAATGTTACAAAAGCTATTACTAGTTATGATTATGTAGATATGAGTATAAAGGGACTTTCATTGTCTAGTACAAATGCTAGTACGAATGCTTCAAATGGTAGTATTTATACAATGGGAGGTATATCTATATCAAATACACAGGATGCAGTTAACTGTTCAAATGGTGGAACTATTACTACATTAGGTGGTGGTGCATTTTCAAAAAAGTTATATGTAGGTGAAAGTATAGGTGTAGGTGAAAGTAATTTTAATGTAGAAGAATCTTTACATATTAAACAAAGAAGGAGTGCTATTCGATTAGAAAATGATTATGATTCTATTTCTTATATAGACTTTATAAGGGGTGGTACTGGTACTCGATTTGGTATTTTATCAGATTCTATTAATGAACAATTTTCATTAACATTTACAGAGTTAAATATTACACCTGAATATTCTAAAAAGGTATTAACAATAACTACTGATGGTTATATTGGTATTAATACTAGTAGTAATATATCATCTTTATTGACTATAGAGTCAAATAACTTTATTTCCACAGATACAAATAGTGGTTATTTAGGTTTAGTTGCTACTAATACTAATCTTATAAATACTAATCTTGCTGCTAAAGTTGTTGTATTTGGAAATGATGCAATAGGAAGTGGTGGTAATGTTCTTATTTCTGCATCAACGACTGGATCAATCGTATTTTGTACAGAAGATAATAATAAAAAGATGGATATAAATAAGAATGGTATTGTTACTATACAATCTACTAAATCTTCTAGTAATAGTAGCACTGGTTCTTTAATAGTAAATGGCGGTATTAGTATAAGTTGTAGTACGAATGCCTTGAACAGTACAAGTGGAGGTGGTTTAACTGTAAACGGAGGTGGTAGTATAGAAAAAGATTTATATATAGGAGGTAGTGTATACGTGGACGGTTTTATAAATGTAGCATCATCTGTTAGTACACCTACTATTATATTTAGTAATGTTCAAAATTGTACATTTGATGCGTATTATAATAGCAAGTTATTACCTATTGTACAAGAAGGATTATTGTCCTTTTCTTTTACTGTAACTCCTACATTATCTGGTGCAAATTGTTATATAGAATTCACTGTTCCAAATAGAACAACTATATTTGATAGAAGAACTGAAATTATGGGTACTGTATCTGGTTATACTGATGATACAAATATAATTCCAGTTTTTAATACTGCTCTTTTTGGTGTAAAAAATGAGACTAGAGCATTTGTTACATTTCAAAGTGTATCAACAAGTATTCATTATTTTACTGTTCTTGCGAGATATACAATGGAATAAAATACTTTTTTAAGAAAAAAGTAACCAAAAAATATTAAAAATTTTTAACAAACAATATTAAAAATTTTTAACAAACAATATTAAAAATTTTTAACAAACAATATTAAAAATTTTCAACAAACAATATTAAAAACATATTAATTATTTTATTATTAATTATTTTATTATTAATTATTTTATTATTTTATTATTTTTTGATAAAACTTTTTTTTAAAAAGTTTAAAGTTATTTAAAAAGAAAAATTATAAAATGATAAATGCAATTCATCACACTTTTACTATCTGTAACATTTTGTTTATCTAAAACTTTATTGTTAGTACCTAAACCTTATACTTTATCAGTTTTTGATAATTTTCATTTAAATGAGTTTAATAAAGAACATGATGTACATGAATTTGTGAATATAAATGATGTTGTTATTTACAAGACTGAAAATACAAATTATTTAAACACTTTAGAGCAATTATTTTATGTAGAAGAAGAAGGTATTTACAAGATTAGTTTTTTAGATAATTTATATTATGATTTTTTAGAAAATGTAGATGTTATTTTTGATGAAACTAGAGTTCCGTGGCATTTAGGTAGAGTTATTAATCGTGATCTTCCTTTAAACAATACATTTAATTATTTACATTGTAATACAAATGATGATATTATTGTCAATAATATTGTAATTGATACAGGAATTGATATTCATCATCCTGAATTTGAAGGACGTGCAACTTGGTTAGGTAATTTTGCTGACGATGAAGACTTTGATGGTAATTCACATGGAACTCATTGTGCAGGATTAATTGGAAGCAAGACTTTTGGTGCTTGTAAGGATGCCAACTTATTTGCTATTAAGGTATTAGGATCTGATGGTTCTGGAACTACTAGTGGAGTTATTTCTGGTATAAATGCTGCGTTTAAATATCATCTTAATCAAAAGCTAAGAAACAAATCAAAAGTTATTAAAACTGTTGTATCTATGAGTTTAGGTGGTGGAAAAAGTATAGCGTTAAATAGGGCAGTACAGGCTACATTAAGAGATTCTAATTTTTATTTTGCAGCAGCTGCAGGTAATGAAAACACAGATGCTTGTGATACAAGTCCTGCTAGTGTAAAAGAAATTTTTACAGTAATGGCGAGTGACCGAAATGATAAAAGAGCATATTTTAGTAATTATGGATATTGTGCTGATATTTATAGTCCTGGTGTTGATATTGAAAGTACAATTCCAAATGGAAAAACTGCTGTTTACTCAGGAACAAGCATGAGCACTCCTTTAATGGTAGGTGTTTTAACACATTATATTAATATGTATCCAGAATTAGCGATGAAAGAAATGAAAGAAAAAATTTTAAGTGATGCTACTAAAGATCATATTAAAAGTAATGTTGGAAAAACAAATAATTTACTAGTTTATTTACAAAGAAATTAAATAGGTGTTGTTGTTGTTAAAAGTGTATAATATCTTTTTTTATATAATTGTATAATATTATCAATTATTAAGATATAAAGATGAATTAAAATTGTAATTAATAAAATAAATATCAAATAAAAGAATGTAATAACAATTGGTGGTAAATTATCAAAAAGTAATTTAAGTTCAATTTGAGGAAAATCATCTTGTTGTGTCATATTTAAAAATAAAAAAATGATTTTTTCTTTTTATTTCATTTTTTTTATAATGGCAAATGATCGCTCTCCTATTTTTATTGAAAAAAACGAAATAAAAAGAATAGGTAAAATAATTGATAAAATATATAATGAAAAAAAGATTTTTAAAATATGTAAATTAATTAAAAAAATAGATAAAATGAATAAAGATAGATATAAATATGGGAGTTGTTGGATAGATGAATTCTTTATGAAAATAAACATTATAAAATTAAATAAGATTTTAGAGGAATATTATATTATTATTTTTTGATTGGTGTTTTTTTTAAAAAGATTATTTTATACGATAAATATAAGATATAATGTTAAAGAACATACAGAATTTATTTTTGGACAAACATGGTTCTTATTATCGTATGTTACAATTTGAGACAATAAGTCTTTTTGTTATTATATTGATATTTTTTACATATTTTTTTAATAAAAATTATGGATTTGTTATTATATTGATTGCATTTTCTTTATATTTTTCTGATTATTATATTGGGATAAAAAATAGTAATGTATCTAATTTCAATGAAATAACTATGGTAAAATTAGATACATTAAAATCTATATCCAATAAATTTTTACAAGAAAAAATGAAGATTATTAGAAATTCAAATCCTCAAAATATGTCAGCTTTAGAGATAAATCGTATTTATGACAAGAATAAATTAGATTCATTGTATATGGATGCAAATATAATACATTTCTTATATTCGATAAAGGAATTATCTAATTATAATTTAAATGAATTTTTTGATTTATTAAAGGGTACAAATTCTTTATTAACTATTAAAAGAGATATAGATGAATATTATACTGCGAATGGTTATTATCCAGAGAATACATCAGAATTATTTGAGGCTGCTTTAGAATTTAGAAAAAATATTCTAAACAACTTGCATAATTTTATATATACTATTCCAAAGATAAGTAAAATGTATAAATATTTATCAACATCTACTAATAGATATGCTATTTTAATATCAAGAGTAACAGATTGGATATATCAAGAATATAAAAAAAATATAAAATTAAGAGGTATTAATGCAAATACAAAATTTGTTACTTATAATACAACAAAACCATATGATTATAAAGAAAATTATCCAATTATACCTGGTGATAGTCAGTCTAAAATTGTAAGATTTTATTTATAAATAAACTTTTTTTTCCAATTATTTATTGGAAAAAATAGAATAAAATGTTAAAGAATGGAAAAAGAATGGAAAAAGAATGGAAAAAGAATGGAAAAAGAATTAAAAAGGAATGGAATTTATTAACTGAAAAAAGAATGAAATGTTTGATGTTGTCAATTAAATTTGATGCTGTAAATTAAAATAATCTAATTTTTTTTTGTTTCGTCGAGTAATCTAAAGATAGCTTGTTCTTTCATTTTACACTCTAACATAATGTCAATTGGAAAGGTTATAGTTAACAATGAATCGTGTAAAAAGCTAATGTAATCAGAATGTTTTCTACGTGCTGTTTTTGAATCGTCTTTTGTAATTCCTGGAACACTATTGCTTACATGAACTTTTGGTTTAATACCTCTATCAAACCACACTTTAAAAACTCTATCAAAATAAAATTCAACTGATTCTTCACTTGGATAAATTGAATCATGATGCATATCAATTACTATAGGAACTTTTAATTTTTCGCTAACTGGTAATAGATCTGTAAGACAATAAGACATTTCACAATTTTCCAAGACTAATCTATTGCGTGTATTTTCAGGTAAAAGAGCTATATTTTTTTCAAGACGTTCCAAAGCTTTTTCTTTATTTCCATAAACACCACCACCATGTACAATTATTACACTATCTTTTCCTAGACCCATACGATCTAAAATTTCACTATGATGATTTAGATCAAGAAAAGTGTTACGAACTACGATTTCGTTTGGACTACTTAATACATTATATTGCCCAGGATGCATAGTAAGACGTATACCATTTTGTTTAACATAATTTCCAATTTTTTGAAGTTGATCATGTGCAAAATCGATAGAATATCCATGATCAAAATGACTTGCGAATGGAAAAACTTCTGAACTTAATCTCATAAAGAAAATATTATGTTCAACATTCCATTCAAGTTGAGTCAAAAGATCTTTTAAATTTTGATCAATAAGCGATTTAAGATAAGAAAATCCTTTTTCTTGTAAAGTGGCTAATCGTAATGTTCTTGATGTAAAAACTGGAGGTTTTTGTTTTCGCAATTCTGTATTTAAACAGGCGTAACCAAAATTAAAATTTGTAGGGACTTTAAGCATTATTAGATATTTTATTTAAAGAAATGAAAATTTTTCAATTTTTAAAAAATTGAAAACTAATTTAAAAAGTAAAAAATACAAATGGAAAAAATAGAAATGTTTCCAAAAGTTTGTGGTGTTTTAGTAGAACCAAGATCTTTAAATAATATTACTATTTTAATTGAAAATTTTCAAAAAGTAATGCCAGCAAGAAATCTTTTCTTTTTTTGTGGATCTAAAATGTATAATTATTATACAAATTTATATAAAGATGATAATTTTATAAATATAATTGATTTAAAAGTAGATAATTTAAATGCAAAAGAACATAACAATTTATGGAAGACTCTTTCATTTTGGGAACATTTTAAAGATTTTACTCACATCCTAACTATTCAAACTGACGGATGTTTATGTGAGGATTCTAAATACAAGATAGAGGATTTTTATAAATATGATTATGTAGGAGGATATACTGCATATAAGTGGTGGTGGAAAGAAACAAAAGGTCTTCATAGATATTCTGATTATCAATGTTTTAATGGTGGGTTTTCATTTAGAAAAATAAAATCAATGATAGATGTAATAAATAAATTTCCTCCATTGCCTACAGAAGATTTTTACGAGGGATTATCTTTTAGATCATATGGAGAAGATTTGTATTTTGTAGTTGGATTACTAATGTTAAATAATAATACAAATAATATAAATAATAAAATAAATAATAAATACATTATAGGTTTAGATGAATTTGCTACAAATTTTTGTACCCATACACATTATCTACATAAAACTTTTTGTGTTCATAAATTTGACGAATATGCAACTACTCAAGATATTAATTCCTTTTTAAAATATTGTCCTACTTTTTATAATTTTATTCAAAAATAATTGATTAAATATTTAAAATTATATATAATTATATCATATGATTTATTCTTTTATAGTATTAGCATTTGGTATATTTTTAGGTCAAGAATATAATTTACCATTGGTAAAAGATAGTGTTTTATATATATATAATCTTTTAAATGATAGAAAAAAAACAGTTAATGAAATAAATAAAAATATATTTAGTTTTGATATTTATCGGTACTTTCAATCTAAATAATAAAAAAAATGAAAAATGAATAATTTGAATAATAATCAGAAATATAATGAAAAAAGTGAATGTATTAAAAAAAGTCGCTATGTATAATAAAGTAGGTAAAGTATATATTGTTGATTTTTTAAACATATTTTCTGATTTTAGGGAGATAAAATATAAAAAAGAAAATATTGATTTTCATTCTGTAAAGCATAGTAATAAGGAAAAGGATACTTATGATTTTTTTAATTTATTTTTTACAAAATATATAGATTATGTTAATATAGATAAATCAAGTCAATTTTACTTTATTATGAAAAAACTACATAATTATGAAGTTATACTAGATAATATTATAAAAATGCATAAAATTTTTAATATGAAATTTATTATAATTGAGGATAAATATAAAAATGAATTACTTGATAAAAACAAGGATGATTTTTTATGTCAATATTTTTTTTATACTTTGCAGAAAACACATGATTGCGTTTTAATTTCAAATGATAAATATAGAGATAAGCAAAATTATATAAGATTGTTTAATTTTGATATTTTTATTAGAGTTGTTAGTTTTGATAATAAAAACAATATAATAGAAAAATCTATGTTAAAAATACAGTTGTCGGATAATATAAGTAATCTTATTATCTTGCAAAAATTTAATAGATGTACTATTCCAAAAAGGGACCTAAATATTATTTTATAACTTTACATTTTTGTATAATTAAAATTCTTTAACTACAAATATTTTAGAGATATATTCAAAAAAGTATAATTTAGAAAAAATAGTAAATAATTTTGGTCTAGCTAATTTTTTTAATTCTAAAAAATCTGAAAAATATTTTGATTTAATAATTTGATAAAGCATATAAATACAATTTTTTGTACCGTAAATGATATCGTAAAGTTTATTTATATAAAGAACATTATCCTTTAAAGGATACATTATTTGTAATGTTTTATTATTATCAAAATATTTAGGATTAAATTGTATAATAATTTCTAAATCGCTAATATTGATATTATTGATATTATTTAAATTATTGTCTATATTATGTTCTAATACAGAATTGTCAGAATTATTAGAATTATCAGAATTATCAGAATTTCCAGAATTGTTAGAATTATTAAATATACAATCTAGATGTTTTATAATATTTTCATGATATATTTTTGAATAGGTATTATAAATATTATTATTAATAATGGTGATAGATTCTGGATAAGGAACAATAAATGAATCTTTTTTTTTTGTTATAATAAGATTCATTTTATATTGTTGTATAAGTAATGTAATTTCTTTATTGTTTTTTAAGTTTCCATTAAAAAACATTCCTATATTAGGTAATTTGACATGTAAATTTTTGTGTGAAAATTTTAAATCATTTTCTTTATCTTTATTAAAATTTTCTATAATTTTACAATTATTAGAGAAAAAGAGTACTGATGGATGAATAATAATATTTGAAATAATATGATTGAATGGTATTATGTTATCCAATATTTTATTACAATTTTGTATATTGATATTAATAGAAAAGGAGTTTATATTTTGTATATTATATTGTAGTATAAGATTATTTATACTAGTAGTAAAAACTGTATACTTTTTTATATTAAAATAATTAGTTCCATTAACAAGTAATTCTTTATTTTTAGTAAAGTATTCATTTTCTTCTTTATTAAAATACAATATAGATTCTGTCATTTTATCATTTTCTGATAACATTTTTGATATTAAAACGATATTTTTACCAATCTTTTCCTTTTTTAATAAATCTATAACATTTCCTCTAGGTTCGATTAATAAAACATAATCATTAGGCGATTCTTGATATAAATCAAGACAATGTTCTATATATCCATAAATAATATTACAAGATTTTAGAGACATAATAATAATCTAAGTAAAGATAAAATAATTTAATTAAAGACTTAAAAAAATTATTTACTTTATAATAATAATACCAAATATAAATGATAACAATTATAACAATTGTAACAATTATACAATGATAATAATAATGACAATGATAACAATGATACCAATGATAACAATGATAACAATGATAACAATAATTATAAAAAAGCTATATTAAAGCTATATTAAAGCTAAAAATAAAAATTAAATTGTATTGTATTTATATATGAATAAGAATAATAATATTTCTGTAAAAGGTGTAGAAGTACCATCTATAACATCTTTACATCAAGAGAAATTTGTGAAAGAAACAAATAAAATTGATGTATATAATATTGTTTTAAACAAAATTATAGAAAAAATCTTATATACAAATCGCCACACTGATAAAACATATGTTATTTTCGAAATACCAAAGATACTTATTGGACATCCTCAGTATGATATGAAATCATGTATATTATTTATAATAAATAAATTGTCTGCAAATGATTATTTTGTTGAATTTTTAGATCCATTTTATATATATATTGATTGGGGATCAAAAGAATCTGAAAAGAATAAAATAAAAAATAGAATAGAAATTCCTAGAGTATCTGTTAAAAATGTAGATAATTTAAAGGCTCAAACAAAGGCTTTATTGACTCAATTTCCAGATACATCAAAAGTTGAATTTGTATATGAAGAAGATTATAAAGATAATATAAATAATAAGAAAAAGAAAAAGAAAAATGTAAAAGGTAAAAAAAATAAAAAGTGAAAATAAAATAAATAGTATTAAAATATAATGAAATATAATGAAAAAAGTGTAAAAAAACACAAATTAAAAAATGACCAAATATGTTTGGCAAATAAATGGTTAGATACAATAAAATATACAAATTATAATGATTATAAATGTATAATAATTAAAAAAGATGATAAAAAAGAAGTAATTGATTTTATACATAAAAATGATAAAAAATATAAACTAAATGATATTTTTTTTTCAAAAGATTATTTATATTTAAAAATAGTTAAAAATGATGATAATAATAATATTTATGCTATTGTTTTTTTAAAAAAACAAAGTTTATTTATAAAAGATGATTGTGATTTTAAATTATATAATTCTATGTATATTGATTATATATGTAAAGTTGATAAATGTACCTTCGATAGACGGCAAGGTAGTTATAATAATGATAATGTATTTTATATTAATAACAATGAAAATGAAATTAATGAAAATGAAATTAACAAAAATGAAATTAACAAAAATGATATCATAAATATGTCAGTCAATATATTTTTAAAAGAATATAATATTAATACTATATCATGTATTATTTATAATAAAAACACTCTTGATATAGATTCGTCATTATTTTCTAAAAAGTATTTTTATTATAGACCAATAGGTATCGATAATTTAATAAAAAGTAAAATATTAAATGAATTTAATAATAAAGATAAAAAATTATTTTTAAAAATATATAATACTTTTAGCTATCATATATCATTTTTAAAGAATATAAAGTTAGAATTTATAACAAATGACAGATATAATGATAATGAATTATATATATTATCAAGAATATTAAGTGATATGTTATTCGAATATAATGAAAAAAATATGGATATATTTGAATATATAGATATAAATGAGATGTATGATATATTAAAGAGTCCATTATTTTATAAATTTATAATAAGGAATAATGATAATATAATTATAGATTTCGTATGTATACAATATTCTTATATAACAAATAATATAGACAAGATATTTTGTAAAAATGGTAAATATTATTGTTATTTTTACTCGGATTCATCTTCTATATATATTTCTTATATTTTAGAAATGATAAGTGAATATTGTTATAAAAATAATTTGATTGATATAATAACATTAAATGATTTTTTTACAGGAGATGATGCTAATTATTTCAAGTTGATAAAAAAAAGTACACAATATTATTATATAAAAAATATAAAGATATCTTCTATTATAAGTGCGAGAAAAAATGGTTTATTGTAAATATTTAATTAATTTTTTTTTAAATGTTTTATATAATGGATAAAGAGTTTTTAATAATTGATACTCACGAGAGTAAAAATGGTCAAATAACAGAATTCAAAGAGAGTGACGGTAAAATATTAATAAAACATTTTTCAGGAACAAATACTGATAATTTTATTATAAAAAAATTTAATGGAAAAAGATTGGATTTTTGCTTTTTTAAATTAAATGGAATTTATTACATTAACATAAATGGATGTCATATTATAGATTATAAAAATTTCATACATATACATCATATATCTCAAAAGGATGAAAATGTATCTATAAAAAATACATTTATAGGAGAAATAATTTTAATAAATTGTGATGTTGATATGGTTTATAAAGGATTAACAATTATGTCAGATTGGATAAAATCAAAACAATCAATGTTAAATGATATTATATATTATATTTTTCATTAAAAATGTGATATATTTATTTAATATTTATGTGATATATTTATTTAATATTTATTTAAAAAAGAAATGTATAAATAATGCTAAAATAATAATTGCGAATTGAAATGTATAAAGAGTTTTTTTATATCCTTCATTATCATATCCAATACCGTATATTCTAGGTTTACCATTTGGTTTAAATAATATAGTTGGTTTTACTATATATATAATAATAATAATACAAAATAGATATATAATTTTTTTTTGTATTTCTTCAGATATCTGTAACATGATTATAAATACTTTATATAAAGAAAATAATTTAAACAATTTAGTTTAAAATGTAAAATATATATAATATAAAACATATGAGTAATTTTTTACCAAGTACACCTGGTAGAGAAAGACGTTTAGCATATGGTAATTATATACGTAATATTCATATGAATAGAAATATCGACAATAACTACAATATCGTCAATATAGACAATATTGGTAGGGGTATGGTTGATATTGTTATAAGAAATAATAGAAATAATAAAAATGGTATATTATTAAATGAGTTGATAATGAAATCTAATATATATTTTACAAAAGATATATTTTTATGTAGTATTTGTTTAAATGAAAAAAATGATAATATTATAAGAAGATTAATTTGCAATCATGATTTTCATATAAATTGTATTGATTTATGGTTATCGTGTAATAAAACATGCCCTATATGTAGATTAGAATTATCTGATACCTTTACCAACGCTATATAAAAGGCTTCTTACGGTTATGAAAGATATTATTTTTTAATTGCGTAATATATTAACTAATTTTTTTTTATAAAATAATAGTAATAATGGATACTAAATCATTACAGGTAGAAAATGTGAAAAGTGTATATCATCCAAGTATGTTTGAACAACAACCTAAGGAAGTAACTGATGTTAAAAGAACATTGTTATCTATTCGTCAAGAAAGAGATCAAAGATTATCAGAAAAAGATTTTAAAGACATAGTATCACGAGGATCTTTTCATTTTACAGATGATGATAAAAAGATTAGTAAGAATAATACTAAATCGGTGTTTAAAAATATATATGGTGATACACCATTAACCTTTTTATTTTTTTCAGATAAAAATGTTGATAATATACAAAAATTATTACGATTACGTACCTATCAAGAATCTGGATATGTTATAGATGATCAATCTGTTAACGAATTATTAACTATAATGAGAAGTGTATTTTTAGAACATTCTGCTCATCCTCCTTTAATTCATGAGAATATGACAAAAGATACAATTGAAAATTTACTAGTAAAATACACAAATGAAGTTAATAGATTAAATATGTTGGTTGTTGAATTTATTATTCCAAAGTTAATTAGTCAAGTTAAGCAATATTTTGGATATTTAAGGGATGCAAGCGCGCAGCCACAACCCCTACCACCACCTATTAGTGAAAGTACAACTGGTACAAAGGCTTATAAGAGTGTAACTCAAGTATTAATAGGCGGAAATTTTTAAATTAATTAAAATACCAAGAAATTTTTGGTGAGCTAGTATTTATAGCACAAGCAAAATCTTTTGACCCAGTTAATTCTACTAATGCTTCTAAGCTCATATCGACGTGATTATCAATGTGACAACCAGGACATTCATCCATCACCTTTAATTTAATTTTATTATTGTTATAATTAACAATAATGTCTTTACCACAATAATATTTTGCATTTTTTATAGCTACCCAGTATTTGCTTTTTGATGTATATTTAACTCCCAATGTACCATTAAAATTACAAGGTCCATAACTATTATTATCATTAAAAGTTTGAACTTGAGGACATTCTTGTATATCTGGTCCAATTCTAAAATAAAATGTAGCTATTGTGTTAATTGGTAAATTTGTTTTAGTATTAGTTTTTATAATTGTTTTAGTCTGTAATGTATTATTTAAACAACAATTTACGAAATAAAAAAATATATAAAGGATCATCTTTATGTATAGTTATAAGTAAAATTTAAAAATGTAACGGATAAAATGTTAAATGTATTCGTTTTTTGTTAAGCTACTACGAATGGTCCTGATACACCACCACTACTAGATTTTACAAATATTCTTCCTGGATTTGTAAGTGGAATTCCATTCCTTAAATTAATATCAAATTGACACACTGCACCTACGCATGTAATTGGTGCTGTAATAGGAATTGTTGAACCTCGCAAAGTCATAATAGATCCTATTGTTCCAGCTGCTGTACTTGAATAAAGAGTAATAGTTGCAACTACATTACCTGTACCAGTTACTCTAAATGATTTTCTAGCTATCCATTTTGCACTTGTAATTGTAATAGTATCAGTTGGTGATGGAAATACAACTGGAACTGTTTTTGGACTAGCTACACTTGAACCACTTGTACTTTGTGTCATTACTGAAAATTGATAAGATGTACCTGGAACAAGATCTTTAATAACTAATGATATTTCTGTTAAAACTCTAGTTACTCCAAGTTTTAAACCATCTACTGTAAAGATTTCAACACCAAAACCATTAATATTTGGATCATTTGGTTTTACCCATGAAAGAGTAATACCACCATTTTCAATAATAGTTGTAGGAGCTAATGTAATAGCTTGTGGTAATATAGTAGCTGGTGCAAACTTACCGATTAATTCTGGGCTAAATTTTCCAACAGAATCAAATGATACTGCTTTTAATGTAAATGAACTTGTAACATGAATTGGTGTATAATAAAGAATTGCAGTTGGTGAAATTTTATTGTTAGAATCTAATACAGTTGAACCATCTAATGTATAAACAACTTGATTTGTATTTGATTGTAAAATAATTAATTCTGTTTGAACTTCTGTAACAGGATCATTTACTGGTAACGATACAATTGTAGGAATAATATCTTGAGTTTGATATGTCATTGAAAAAGAATCAGACATTTTACTACCAATCATTGATCTAACTTCAATAATGTCACTACTTACTAATGAAGTCAAATCAAACGCTAATTGATTATCTGTATTTGGTACACGATAACCGTAAACTTGATTTCCACGTAAAACATTAACACTAAACCCAGTTGTAGCAGGTGCACCAATAATATCCTGACCAGGTGACCATTTAATTAAATTTCCAGATACAGCAACTGCATGTGCAATCGGGCTTCCAATATTTTGAGGACCTGGTGGACAAAGTCCTCCGAATGGTCCTCCAACTTCACCATATTCTGAAATAGTTAATCCTTGCCGTGCACCATCTGGTGCCGTTTGTTGCCACATTCTAAGTGACATAGCTTCACCGCTACTAGCAATTGTTGCTGCTTCTTGAGTTTCAAAAATAAATGTTGCTGTAAATGCTGTACCAACAACTTCAAGTCTAGATGAATATCCAACATTTGGTGCTAATGGTCCAAAAGCTGCATTTACTTGTCTTTTTTGAACTGTTGTTCCAAGTAATAGTGGATTAACAACTCTTACTTCGATATTACCTGGAACAACAGTTGATGCTACAAATCCTTTAATTGTAAATGTTGTACCTACTACATCATAATTGGTAATATATCCATCTTGAATAATAGAACCACCTAATAATAAAGCTCCACTCTTAATTGTAATTAAATCACCAGCTTGAATATCTGGTGTAACTTTTAAAGTTGTTCCATCGCCCCAACAACGACCACCTGGGTGATTAATTTCAAATGCTACATCATTACCAGATACAATACCAGTAGCTGATCCAATAATTGCTCCATTACGATTAACTTCGACTAATAAAGATTGACCAGTCTTGTCAATAAAATTCTCAAAATTACAGAAATCTCTTTCTGGAAAACAAATAATATTATTTGGAGCTAAAATAGATGCAGTGAATACAACATTAAAAATCAAAAATGAATATAACAACATAAATTTAAGTGTAAATTAGATATAATTTTAGATGTAATTTAAGTGTAAATTAGATATAAATTTTAAAAAAATCAATTTTTAATATAATTAGATGGCTTTAACTTTTGTGGTATATTTATATAATATATATTCTCCATTTCTGAGTACTTCTTTTGGATCATTTACTTTGGAGACTTTGTATTTAAAAACTTTTTTAGCTGATCCAGATGTAGTTTCAGAAATGTGTATTTCTAGTGAAAATCTTCCGGATTTTTTATGATGTCTATAATATTGCGAGAATGCTTTTTTTGCTGCCCCAGATGGAGTAGAACTAATATATCTTCCTCCATTAGCTCTTAAATGTTTATTATTTTGATAAAAAGCATCAACTGTGAATGATCTATCTGTTTTATTCATTATTATATAGTTACGTAATAAATTATTTTTATGTAAATAATAACATATTAATATAATTTTTTTATACTAGATATATTAATATGGACAAGTTACCAAATGAATTAATTAAAGACATTTTAAAAAAGAATGACATTAAACAAATTACTGGTCTATGTACTTCTAATAAATATTTTAGAGCACAGTGTAGTGAAATAGTTAGAAAGGAATTATTTAAAGAATACAATGATGATTTGGGGATATATTTATCTATAAAAAACAAACCATTTTATATAACTATAAGTACATCCGATGGTGAACAAAGGACAAAAGTAATAAGATCCAAGGACTCGGTATATAAAATTGCTATTGAATTAATAAATGAAGTATGTAAAAATTATATAGATGTTATGCAATTAGATATATCAAGTTATTATGATAACAGAAAAAATCCTACCATGTTAAATACTATGTGTTTTTTTTATGCTAATGATGATGAAAATTGTATAAAAATGGTTAATATAGTAATTAGTGGTAATTTTGAAGGATATGAAATTGATAGATTAGATGATGATATAGCTAATTATGTAGAAAATTATTTAACTTCAAAAAATGATTCAGTATCATTATCAGGTGGTAAACCAGATCCTTTTTTACAGAACAAGTTATTACGTAATATACAAAAGGGACGTAAAATAAGAGTATCTTTAAAAAATTTTATAAAAAAGTCAAAAAAAAGATTATATAAAACTTTAAAAAAAAAATCACCTATTAAAAATGAAATTAATGGAGGATCTCTTAAACGTTCTAAAAAACGTAAATCTAGAGCTCAATATTATGGGAAAAAGAGTAAAGTAATGGTAAAAGTTCCTGAAAATGTAAAAAACACTGCACTTTATGCATTTAAATTAAAAAAATTAGGTTTTGGAGGAGGATTAGAAACAGGTTGGAAAAGAGCAAAACAATTAGCAACAAAAAGTAGTATTCCTATTCAAGATTTAAAATATATGCGTGCGTGGTTTTCTAGACATGTATATACAAGTTATCCAACGTATAAAAAATGGAAAGTTGCTGGTAGACCAAAAGATTCTTCTTGGCATAAAAGACACGGAATCGTTTCTTGGTTAATTTGGGCAGGTGATGCTGGATTTAAATGGGTGAATTCTCAAAAGAATATAAATCTATTAAATAAACATTATCCTGGTAAGAATTACAAAGCTATAAAACTTCCAAAATAATTGATTTTTATTTAAAAAATGAATTATTTTATTATTAAAAGATAAATAAATGTGGGGAACAAGTCTTTGCTGGTGGGCTAATATAAAATATCCAGAAAATATAAAAGAACAGTTAATAGAATTATTATTTGGAGAATCTGGATTACAATTAGATATAGTTAGGTATAATTTAGGTGGTGGTAGTAATCCAGATGAAAGTGTAAAGCAAAATTTTCGTTTAGGTGGTAATATGCCTTGTATAAAAGATAATAATGGTGAATTTTGTTTAGAAAATGATAAATTACAGTTATCAATATTAGATGCAGCTATTAAAAAGGGTGTAAATAATGTAGAGTTATTTTGTAATAGTCCTCCTTGGTGGATGACTAAATCTGGTGTAACAAATGGTAGTAAAACAATTTTTGATTGTAATTTAAAAAAAGAATACGTTGATGATTATGTAAATTTTTTAAGTGATTCTTATAATTTATTAAAAAAAATATATCCAGTAAAGAGTATTGATCCATTTAATGAGCCAAGTAATCCTTTTTGGACACCAGATATTAATCAAGAAGGTTGTTATTTTGATTATATTACAAGATGGGATGTAATAAAAGGTTTAAAAAATTTAAATAAAGATATATTCATTTCAGGTGTAGATGAATTTAGTATAGGATTTGCATTATTTTGGTATATTTTTTCACCTAGATGGTTAATTGATCGTATAAATATACATGGATATCGTTTAACATATAAAGATTTTACTTTTTATTTTGATGATTTTAATATATGGAAACGTTTACTTAGATGGTTAACAAACAAGCCAATATGGATAAGCGAATACGGTTATGGATATTCTGATACAGTACGTGAATCGTTACCTTTAGCTAGAAAAATATTTAATGACTTGAAATTATTAAAACCAGAGGCTTGGGTATATTGGCAAGCTATAGAAAATATAAATGGAAGTAAATGGGGTTTAATTCAACTTGATTTTAAAAATCCAAGTACAATAAAAATACAAAAACAATATTATATTTTTAAGCATTTTACAAGAAATATAAAAAGTGGTGATGAATATGAATTTATAAATACAAATGTAATAAAAATAAAAGGCGATAGAATAAGATATATTATATTAAATGATACACAATTTGATATAACGTATAATGTTAAAGAAACTATAATAGAATATACTATTTCAAATAATAAGTATAATTATAAAACATATAAAAAGAATGATATATATACAAATTTATATTTATCAGATATAAATGATAGTATAATTATAAAAAGTGATAGTATAATGAGTATAGTATGTAAAAATTATGAAAATACGTTAGTATTATAGATGTATTATATATTCTTCTAAATAATCTACGCGTTCCTTTAATTCCTTTAAACATTCTACTAAAACAACAGACATCTTTTGATAATCAAGTGAATAAAAACCATCTTTAGGACATTTAAGTAATTCTGGGAAATCATCAACTAATTCTTGAGCAATAAATCCGACATGTTTTGTATCTGGATTATTTATTTCATTATTAATATAATTATATTTAATAGTTTGTAATTTTACTACTTTATTTAAAAATACATCGTCTTTTTTCTTGAAAGGTTCAATATCCTTTTTTAATCTTATATCAGAAGAACTTGTTACAGTTCCTCCGATAAAAACATCCTTTCCAAACGAACCACCACCTAATATAGTTAATGAACCTCCTGTTCCTAATCCAGTTGCATTATCAGATGATTCAATAAATACATTTTTTCCAACAAATAAATTTTTACCTATACTTGCACCTCCTTTAGTAAGAATACTTCCACCATTTGTTATACTAGTAGCATCATCTGGATTTTGCAATGTAATACCTCCAAAAGAAATAATAGATCCAGATGAGAAATTTTCTGCAGCATCACTTGAAGTAACTGTTATATAAGCAAGTGAAGTAGATGTTTGGCCACTTGCAGTAATAATCCCATCTATATATAAATTTGCTGCAATATGAGTATCTCCATTCACATCTAATGTATAATTAGGTGTTACTGTATTGATACCTACTTTATAATCATACGTATATAAATTTCCTAATGTATTTGTATCATAAGTTGCATTAAAATAATTGCTAATATGTGTATCTCCAACAATATCTAATGTATAAGATGGTGATGATGTTCCAATGCCTATATTACCAGAGCTATTAATTCTCATTCTTTCAGATCCGACTGTATAAAAATACAAATTACCATCTGTTATACTTGGACTTGACGATGCTAAAATTTTAGTTGTTTGTGCAATATCTACAACACCTCCAAGAGACCCCCAAGCACTTCCTGGTCCATAACCTTCAAATTGATTTGTTTCTATATTATATCTAATTAAACCATCTTGTGGATTGGTTGGCCTTGAAGATATATTACCAGTTGGAACGCATAATTTTTGTCCAGATACAAAAAAGGATTCTGTAGTAATACCGACACTTGCATATATATCTCCAACAATATCTAATTTATAAGATGGTGTAGATGTTCCAATGCCTATATTACCAGAACTATTAATTCTCATTCTTTCAGATCCGACTGTATAAAAATACAAGTTACCATCTGTTATACTTGGACTTGATGATGCTAAAATTTTAGTTGTTTGTGCAATATCTACAACACCTCCAAGAGACCCCCAAGCACTTCCTGGGCCATATCCTTCGAATTGACTTGTATCTATATTGTATCTAATCTGACCACTTTCTGGATTTGATTGTCTAGATAATGTAGTTCCAGTTGGTATTTGTAAAATAGGACCTTCAATATATAAACTATTTTGTATATTAGCATCTCCGTTAATAGTTAGATTACCAGAAGAATGTAATGATAATAAAGTATTTGAATTTGCGTACCAAGTATGATCACCACCTGATGAAAAGTATTGTATTGATCCTGCTGAATTTAGATTAGTATTACCATTTATAACAATTCTTGTATTTTCTGGATCATTTTGATCAGATGTTTCTTTTGTACCAATAATGCTCATTCCATTTTGATTAGATGATATAGAAAAACGATTACCAGAACCAAGCTGTAATGTATTTGTTGGGTTACTACAAAAGAATCCTATATTACCATTTGATGTAGATGTAAAAATGTGATTTAAATTCGAATTATAAATACTAAATGAACCATTTGATTCATTAATATTTTGACCAATTTTCCAAGATGAATTAGTAGTATTTGAAAAATTATTATTATAATAGAAAACAATAGATGTTTCTCCACCATTTGTAACAGGTGACATGTTTACCTGTGGAGTATTATCTGATCTAGAAAAGATCGGACCATTTATTCCCATACCTCCATGTAAAACAAAACTTCCAGTTTGAGAACTTATTGGTATTTCTGTACTAGAAACAATTAATTTTCCACCTATATAAGTATCTTTTCCTATAGCTGCCCCACCAGCTATACTAATTGCTCCTCCAGCGCTAGGAGAAGTAGCATTAACAGATGTTGATATACCTAAACCACCACTTAGAAAAATAGCACCTGTAGTATAACTAGTACTTGTTTGACTACTATCAAAATTTATATTACCTGTTACACTATTTATATTGATAGTTCCATCTACAAACAAATTCCCCTTTATACCTATACCTCCTTCTAAGCGAAGACATCCAGTTGAAGAATTATAACTTTGAGCAGAACTAGTTATAAAGATATTATTTGTGGCTGTTATTAATTCGTCTTCTATAATTAAACGACTTGTTGATCCATTTGGCATAAAACTGGACGTTCCATTTTGTAAAATTTGAAATTTAAGAGAATTTAGTCCAGTATACATTTGTATAACACCATTGGCATTATTTCCGGCATATAATTGTAATTTTGACGGATTGTCAATATTGTTAGAACCATATAATATAATTCTAGATGTTTCAGATAAATTAGTATCACCAGTAATACCTAAATAACCTGTATTATTACTAGAACTAATAAAGTCATTTGATTTGATAGATACTGCGCTATTAATTTCAGATGTTGAAAAAAATCCCACACCTATATTATTATTAAAAAGTGCATTTGAATCAATAAGGGTATAATTTGATTCCGGCTTAATATAAATATTTCCAAAAAGCGAGTTTATATTTACATTATTATTATTATCTAGACAAATAACATTAGATCTAGATGTACCAGTAACATCTAACCATTTTAGATATTTGTTATTATCTATTGTTAAATTGTCTTTAAAGTTATATGAACTTGACATTAATATAACTTTTAAAAAAATTTTTATCAAAAAACGTTTTTAGATTGCTTTTTCAATAATAATTTTAATTGTAGAATTAGGTTCGTTTTGTATTATTACATTTTCTTTTTTATCTTCTTTTATATTATCTATATTATCTAAATTATCTGAATTGTCTAAATCATCTGAATGATCTAAATCATCTGAATTATCTAAATTACTACTATTTAAACTATCACCAACGCTGTTGATATACGGCAAGGTACCTTTACCAACGCTGTTGATATACGGCAAGGTACCTTTACCAACGCTGTTGATATACGGCAAGGTACCTTTACCAACGCTGTTGATATACGGCAAGGTA